CTAGTTGTTATTCGACTGGTTGTTCGTCAGCGTATTCCTCCTGGACGGCTTCAAGTACTTGATTGGTTTTCAGTTCGTCTTTATCGACTAGCCCCACGTCAAGGCCAGTGAAGTGTGGGTAGTTGAATGCAGGCATCTTGAGCACGCCAGTCTTGGCATCCGCTCGTTTCGCTGGGAGGCGGGGGATCATATTCCCTGGGAGTGGAGCACAGGTAACACCCTCGCTAGCTGGTTTGATAATTTCCCCTGCTTCATTGTGACTAGCAGCAATTGGGTAAGTGCTACGTGTGTCCGAAAAGTGCTTGACGATGTTCACCAACGCCCCAAATTTTAACACGGTCCACTTGGTTATCTGATCCAGGGTTTTCTTGGTCGTATCCCCGTAGTGTGGAGCGAATGGACCTAGTTTGTCTTTTGCTACGCTGCAAAATCCTTCCAACAAGTCGAAGTCGATCTCCAGCGAATCGGGATAGGTAACCAACTTTTTCTCCCGATTGTCGATTTTCTCAATTCGCATATCGCTTGGGTTATCGATGTTGCTGGCAAGGATGATTGCCGCCAACAGTTTCGCACGTCCGAAGTACTTTTGAATCACGCCGCCTTGCTCACGGTCCCATGCGTAGATTCGCATTGCAGCACGTTCCAATGCGGTGCTCTCTACTTCCTGCCCATTGGCGTCTGTAAACATCATTGGACTGAAACGAGAGAGCATATCGAAGTACTGCGACTTGTCGGCTTTGTACTCAGTGGTTGAACCATTAATATCGGAACCGCGACCACGTAGCCACACAAGTGAAGTAGCCGTTTTGATGTCGGAAATGATCCCCTTGCGTGCATCATTAACCGATGCGAGATAGGGGCTATCGTTGAGCGTACGTAGCGTGTCGGCTGGTAAGAATGCGTCCTGATGCCGAGACGAAGTGTCTTTGAGGTCACGTGACTTGCCAGTGTCGATAAAGTCACCTAGGCATTCTGCAATTCCGTCAATCACAACGAAGTGGAATTTGAGCGATGGATTAAGCAAGGTCGCAACGAATGCTGCCGTTAGTCGATGTTGTGCTGACAGTACCTTGCGGTCTGCAGTCCGCAACAATGGTTCGCCAGTCAGACCCCAACGTTGGTGCACCATAAATTCCAACAAACTTTGCCAATTGGTATCGTTCAACGCACGATTGGTTCCGTTATTTTTCGCTGCCCAGCGACGAAAACCATCCTTGCCGGTGCTTACTTTCCATTTGAATAGGTGGGGTCGTGGGTCGTCCTTCGACAATTCTTCCAAACCCATGTAATCGACTATCTCAGTGTTACCCCACAATACAACCCAACCAGCACGACAAACCACCCCCGGCGGTTCTACGGCTGTTTGAATGCCTACAATCGATTCTTGATTGGCTTGCTGAATTTCGTCAGCGGTTAGCTGAAATGCAGTCCGTAGCAATTCGCGTCGAACAACTTTTGGCATCTCGGAAGTTAGTACACTTGACATGATATGAACCATTCTACCCAATTGGGTTTTGAATTACCTATGATCGGCATAGGCTACCGATAGGCGAATTGCCTAGTTCCCAGTGTGGTTGCGACCCCACATACGCTTTTCTGGGAGGGGAGGGTTACTGGTCTAATTCATCTAAAACCAAAACCCAACCGTTTGTGAATGCTTTGTGTGCTTTGAGCAATGTGCTATCGCTCATACGGAACCAACAAACAGGTGAGGGGTCATTTCGTTTCCATCGTTGAACCAAAGCACGCAAAGCATGGGCGTATCGCTTGCCACTATCGGCAACGATTAAAGGCGGGTTTGTTGCAACTATGTGTTCAGTTACAAACCAATCTTCCGTCCATGTGGTTGTGATTGTCCATTCCGTTGACAATCCAAGCGTGAGTTGAACGCATTCCGAAAGTGTCTTGACTTGGATTGATCGCCATTGGCGGGTTGATTGTGACAGTATGCTGACAGTGTACATTGTGCGTTTTCCTTAGTTGGTCGCAGGTCTCGTTTGCTTGACATGAGTAGTATCGCACAATCCAAAACAATGTCAACATCCATTTTTAAATTATTCGGAAATATTTCCGATAGTCCCAATTTACCCCAATTGGGTGCGACAATTTGCCATACAGTATTTCTTATATCGCGAAGCAAATTGTGTGCCAACTAGGGGTGGTTTGTGAATAGATTCACAAAGTAGGTGGCGACTAGGGGACGATTGGTAGTTGCTTGCAATGGTGCCAACAAAAGTAGCGGCTGCCATTCTGGCAACTGCCAATTCGACATGTCATTCTGGCATGTCATTCTGGCATGTCATTTTGTCATACTACCTTTGGGGGATTCGATGGACCTACCAATGGTGGTACTACTTCAGGGGGATAGTCGAACCACCAATGGTGGTACTACTTCCGGGGGGACTACTTCAGAGGGGGAGTCAACCCCACCTAACGAGGGGGAGCTGATTAAGAAGATTTGGATACAAAAGTTGCTCTATGCGAGGCAGGGAAATTTGATCTTTTGTCCAAGAATTTTGATATATGCGACCCAGGGAAATTTGTTCTTTTTGGTGCATTTTGGAAAGTTAGTTAGAAGTGAGAGAGATAGAAGGGAGAGAGTGTAATTAAGAGAGAAAAACAAGCAAGCTAGAAACTGCAAGATGGGGAAGATTTTGTTTCTAACTTGCTTGTGGTTAAGCCGCGTACACACCCCACACGTTCATTTCCTGGGGGAAGGTAGGGAAGGGGATGGGTAAGTCAGATGTGTGTGAATCGATTGCTTCGAATACATCTTCAGCAGTTACCATACTGTCGTTGATAGCAATAGTAGGGGTGTCTGGGTTGCCAGTAGTAAGTTGGGCATCAAATTTACCAGATGCTTTGTGGACTACACAGATAACCTGTGGAGTGTGAAAGGGAGTCAGGAGTTCAATTGCTTCTGCTAGATTCATCATAATGGTTCCTTTGTTGAGTGTTTATACGTTTTGCTAATTAGTGGCGAGTGCAACATAGCGAATCGGCTACATTGCAATAATATACAGCGTAAACGCATAGGCAAGGGGCTGGTAGGAATTATTCAGAAAATAGTTATGGGAGAAGCGGTTAGGTTGTTTGTAAATGGGTTAGGAAGTTGGTGGAGTAGTGGGAATGGTCATTGGTAAGGTTGGGTTGTTTAGTTTGCGACGTTGGTATTGTTGGTTGGATATCCATTTGACGATTTTGGCTTGGAGTTGGTGCTTGCGACCCCACCGCACTAATTCACTTTCTGGGGGGAGAGGGATTGGGGAGTAAGGGGTGATTATGGAGTAGTTAGTGAAAGGAGTGGAAGGAAGTAGTTGAGTGTAACAGCCTGGATGTGGAAGGGATGAGAAGTGAGAGTATGTGTAATGCTGATAGGATTGTGCATGAGTAGGAGGAAGGTGATTAAGGATGATTGTGCAGAGGAAGTTGGGTCCACATAGATCACGATACATTTGATGAATTGTGATTTGGTTGTTGGGATATTTGTGTCTGGAAGTACATGAGTGGATTGTACCTATTCCAACATAGAAGGGCAATAGGTCGTCGGTTGTGTGCCATAGGTAGAGGCAGAAGTTGGGTTGTTGGTTGGATTGGTCAAAGAAATTGGATAGCTGGTTAGGCAGGTAGTTGGCATAGGAGTTTAGGGGTTTGTTGAAGGATAGGTAAGGTGCGGTGAATGGGCAATCTTGAGGAGCTAGTGGGATTGAGTAGCTTGGGTCGTTTGCGAGGTTTGGGTCAATTGTTTGAATGTTGTGTACTAATGGGGGTTCTGGTTTTCGTGTCATTGGATTAAGTTTTTGCTATATGCGAGGGGTGGAAATTTGATCTTTTGTAGAGAAAACGTGTTTGGGTCAGATCAGGTAGTTACCTGTTATTAAGTAGTGTTCCATATAGACTAGTCGGGTTTCAATTGGGATATTGTGTAGTCCATATGGGTCTGGGTCTGCTGATTGTAGATAGCGTATTCGTTTCTCTGTTTCTTGTTTAAGATTGAATGAATCTCCATACTCATCGTATAGATCAAATGTATATGAAGCGTCTGTTTCTGTACATTGGTGTTGTTGATCGAATAAGTGTTCAAGCATGTTTGGTTCCTTAGTATGGTTGGTATTCGCCGAGTTCGGCCAGCATGATTTCTACGACTCTCTGGAGGGGAAGGGCTGAGTGAGGGGTGCGTTGTTTGTGTGGGATTTTGCCTTCTAGTTTGAAGTCTATTTGTGCTTGGAGTGCAGCAGATAGGGAATCGTGTGTGCCTAAATAGACTCGTGCTCCAGATTGGTTTGCATATGCACGAAAACGACCAGAGCCATTTGGGACTATGTTAGGTGGATTGTCGGGTAAGGGTTTGTCTGATAATAGTTCTGGGTTTGGGACTGGAGTAGAGTCGGATAGATGCGTACTGTATTGGGGTTGCCAGAATTTAGGCATGGTTATATCTCTTGTAATAAGTTGGGTTGTATAAGATAAGAATTAGATACAGCCCTAGGAGGCCGGTAGGTGTGGGTTTAGATTGTTTGTAATTGTGTGTATTATGCTTGATTATCTTCCTTTCTATTTATTATTGTAACTTCATTTGTATGTATATTTATTATTATTGATGGTTTGGATTCAGAGGAGGAAGGTGGTGATGTTCCATGACGTTCTGTGAAGCCTAAGGCTTTTCTTTCTTCTGTTAGTGGGAGTGTATTTGTTTGATTTGCTTTCTTTCTGGTGTTTCGAGCATTCAATGCTGCGTCCACGTTTCTCAAATTATGCCAACGGTTGTCGAATCGATCTCCGTTGATATGATCGACAATTTCAGGATCTTCATCAGTCATGTATTTCCATATCAATCTATGCGCTTGATACGATTCACCTTTGTATATTATTTTAATATAGCCGGATTTTTCAAGCCTACCACAATATCCTTCTGATATGTGATATTCTCGTGCTTTTCCTTTTTCCTTTTTAGGTCTATGTCTTACAAATAATCCAGTACTGGGATAATAAGTAAAATCTCTTTGTAACAAATATTGTTCTGGCAATGGTAATCGTTTTGAAGATATTCTGATTGTCATTTGTTTAACCTTAATTGTAATAGGAATATACTTAGAAGTAAGAGTATTAGTATATCATTAGTATATCCTCCAGAGAATAATAGAGAAGAATCAGAATACGACTATTTTATACTATGTGTTTATTGTATATGTTTATAAATAATGTAACAAACCGCCGAAGGGGGGATATTCCCTGTCCGGAACGACCCTGAGATATTATCTTATACAGTAGCCTTAATAAGTCAAGCCCAATCAACGCAAATAATTGGACGACTAAGATATCAAGCCTAGGGGTGATCGTGCGAACCAAGCGATGCTAGGGGCATTGCCGAGGCGATAGGCGGGCCAGGTAGGGGACGCCCGAACTAGTATTATAAGAAATGTAAACAGTACACAAACGAAAAAACCTAGATGCTTCCACCTAGGTTTATCTGCTTCTGTATACACAAACGTCACAGAATATTACTTGATCTTTGTTTCCAATAGTTCCGTCTTTGTATTCAATTGATTTTATTTCCTCTTTGTCTTGAGTACAATCAACAGACAATAGCTTACAAGAATACAAAGACGTTGTTCCAACACAACCACAATGCACAAGACCAATTCTAGTTTTGGACCTGTGCGTGCATATCTCTGTATTTTTTAAGGGCATCTTTGAGAGGGAACCAAGGTTTGAATAGCTTAGTATTTACTAGATTGTGAGCATACCAACAGCTTACAAAATAGTCCATATAGCGTTCAAACACAATAGGAAAGTAGAGGGTTATTTCTTCCCAGTCTTCTTGACAATTACAACCAAATTCAGGTATCATAGTATGAACCCAAATCTGATAGTCACGTTCAGCAGTCTTAGAACACCAGTCAGGAAGATAATAAGAATGCAATGCGTCCCATGCTTTATGAGATTGTTCCAATTTTTCACGTGAGATAGGAAGCTGTTCAGTTTGCATACATTCAAACAAGTCTGGATCAGGTTCTAATCCTGCTTTCATTTGAGCAGTTCTTGCCATGCTGCACGTCACCCCATTGATTCTCTGGGGGAGGGAGGGATGACTGCTGCATGCTAGGCATTGTTCAGCTATTGGAGAGCATCTTAGCTTGGCTAGCTCAGAGGCGACTACGCACTCTCCTTGGAATAGATATTTGCAATCTGACATAATGGTTTTGCCTTATCCAAACAGCCTTGTGAGCGTGCTGTATTGTAAGTAGGTGAATTGCGTATCTGGTTGAGTAACTCCCGTTGTCGTCTTAGTACCTCTTGACCACCTGATCCTTTGTCTCTTGTGAAGTGTGGTCCATTGGTTAATGAATCAGGGTGAAGACGTCTAGTAGCAAGTGGTTCTTCAAAGCAATATGTTGGTATGCCTAAGAAGGAGGTTACATTGTCAAGAGCTAAATCTTGCGAGCACATCAATTCACAGAAGCCGTTGATTCGCTTAAACATTTCAATAGATACAGCACGTGTACTATTGATTAGCCGTCCTTTAGGTACATTACCAAAAGTACCGCCACATTTAAGAATCGGCTCTTCAACGTGACGATTTCCTTTGTATCCAGGTAATCCTTTTTGAATCATTGCTGCACTAACTTGATCGAATCCATTCCTTAATTTATCAAGTTGCTTAATAAGTCTGGTTGGAAAGGAAATGTCATCAGCATCTTGTAAAGCAAGATAAGGTGTTACTGCATGATGAGCAACAACAGCATTAGCAATACGACCAGGACCAAGAGTCGAGTCAGTTCTGTAGTATCGAATACCTTCCTTATTAGGTAAGTTGTCTGGAAAGTCACAATTGTCAGCTACAACATGAATAAGAGGACTAACTCCTACTTGAACAAGAATAGACGCAATAGCAACATTAACCAAGTGAGCATCTGTCTTGCAGAAAGGAATTACTACATCAATGTCATAGTTGGAAGCAGAAGGAATAGGTAAGTTGGAAGCAGACGGATTGGATGGATGGGATGGATTGTTGGGAGAGGGTTGGTTCATTTTGTTACCTTGGTTTGCAAAGTATGTCTGATGAAATATCAAGAGGGGTTCGTACTTCAGTTGTGTAGCCAAGTTCGCTCAAAAGAGCTAGTAGATCGTTGACTGTGTGTCCTTTACGTGAAAGTGTTTCAGGATTCGATTCAATACACATTACTGGTTTGTAAGTGCGAATCGTGTTAGCTGCTCCAAGCAAGGCAGCAATTTCATCACCTTCAACATCAATCTTCATGAAGGTAATGTCAGTGAATTTGAAGTCGTCAATTACTACAGTAGGTATCGACCAACCAGGCTTTGTGTATACTGCACCGTAATTAGTACCACAATCAACCAGGTCGATGAAGCCGTTGACGTTTGATACCGCAGCGTTAAACAATTGAGAGTTTGTTCCTACCATGTTATGTAGTAAACACTCATAGGCAATTGGATTCGGTTCAAAGCAAATAACCTTACCGTACTTAGCATAGTTATAAGCATGAGTACCAATGTTGGCTCCACAGTCAATCATAGTACCATGCAGATAAGGACGCAAGTAATCTAGGAAGCCAGTGTGATGGTCAAGCTTACCTGCTTCTTTTACCCACTTGGTGAAGTAGGCGTCATTACGTATAAGGGCAATGTGATTCCAGATTTCAATGTTTGGGTTCATGAGTGGGTTCCAGAGGTTAGGATGGATTTCGTAGTTCATGATTAGGTGCTTGAGTTGGGTTCATGGGTTGGGTTTTCTTAAATACCAAGAGGTGCAAGGAGTTGTAAAAAAGTGTCCAGGGTGTAATTCGACAAAGAGGTCTACTGAGGCTTTTACTTCACATCGGAAGTGTGGTTCGTTTACGTCGTAGTAGTCATGACCACAAAGTAATCCACCAGGACGTAGTAATGACCAGTAGTTGTACAAGTCTCTAGTTATCTGTGGATTGTGATGGTTGCCATCAATATACACAAAATCAAGACTAGGAAGTAAAGGGAATGCAACATCACTAGTTTCCTTGATTAGTATGTATCGAGAGGAATGGTCTTGTAGATTATGTAGGGTGTCTTTGTATGCTTGCTCAAATTCAATGTTTGCTGATCCGTCTATGTAAGTACCACATTTGGATAAATCATACGGATCAATAAGAAACATACCAATACCTTTCCAAGCATTAAGTATGTTTAAAGCATTCAATCCAGCTTCAACACCAATCTCAGCACCGAAACCAAGCAATCCCAGATGATTAAGGTACTCACCTAATTCTGATCTGTCAGCGAGTTGCATTGATGATGCTTTCAATTTCGAAGCGTTCTTCAGGTTTTAACCCTGACCACGACCAAAATTGTTTACATGGCCAAGGTTTTATGTCCTCAGTGAAGTAGTAGGGATGGTTCTGTTGGTAAGCAAATGCACCGATGCAGTTGAATTCTGAGAATGCTCTGTTCGTAACCGTTTGTGCATGATTGTGCAACTGAGGATACGCTTCAGATAATGCACGTACAGTTTCCGTTCTGTGCATAATCGGAAATGTTCTCATAAACTCATGAGTAGGAACAAATCCCAATGCCTTCTCGACCACCCCCTGCCAGTGACCTCCCTGGGGAGGAAGGAGATAGTAGGGAGTCATGTACAAGATTGGTTGTTTGACTGAGAACATATCTTCAAGATTGAAGTAGTCTGTGTAGATGCAGTCTGAGTCAGTATAAAGAATATGTTCAGTTTCAACATACTTATAAGCATCTAGCTTATCAAGCTGCTGACCAATGTAGCCGTCAATACTATTGTACTGTCTGCTGTAGATGATCGAATCAAAGAAAGCAAATGCTTCTTGAGGAGGTACTTCACCTTCAGGAACTACAAGCATAGAAGTGGCGTATCCTGTGAGATACTTTTGCATACTTGCAATAGCATAGGTTAGCCATTTGTAGTCGGGACCATATGAACGAACAAATAGGGTTATGCTCATGGTTTTAGTTTTCTGTTTGAGAGGTATCGTCTATCAGTTAAATCAAGCAATCCATTGGAAATAGATTCAACTGATTGATTGAATTCAAATTCAAGTAGCTTTAGACAACGTCGATGGTCTGTTACTTCCCATTGCTCCTTATGATCCTCATGGAAGATACCATCAGTGATAGTTTGGATTCGATAGCCAACTTTGTGAAGTTTCCAAACCAACCAATAATCCCAACCAGGAATACCAAGTGCCCAAAGTGGGTTCCGCAAGTGTTGACGCATTTCTGGGAGGAGGAGGAAGATATCTATCCCATACTTGTTGACTTGTTTGTGATTGGCGTTGTAATCAGTACGTAATCCGATCTTGAGTACATTTGATTCAGGTTGCCAGGATGTTGGATTGAATGTACGAATCTCAATGTCTGAATTAACAAGCAAAGTTGGTTCAGATACGTTAATCAAGTCAACAATGGAAGGAGTCCTCTTACTCCACCAAGTATTAGGTTGAACCCAAGTGATACAAGGAGTGATCTGTAGTGCATAGTTTTCACCATAACACTGTATTGCTTCAATATCAAAGTCGTGTTGTTTCCATGTTTCAAGAGCGTTCAGTTGAGAGGGTAGTCGAGAGGGTGAGAAGGATGTAATGAGTTTCATTAGTAAGGGTACTTTTTGTTATAATGGTTTTGTCGTTCCGTACAACCACAGTCGATTCCTAATTTAGTTGCCCATTCTTTGAATCTTTCACCTCCGTACTTTGCAAATTGTCTTTGAAGTGTATCACCAATTCCAATGTCAGATGGTATACGAAGCCTACGTACTATACGTACCCACCGTGGCGTCTTCTCTATTTTCTGGGGGGAAGGTATGCCTGAGAGGGTGGTGGGCTTCTTACATCTAGGGCAGGTGATTGTGGTTGCTAGATTACTATGGATAGGCCAGTTACAGTTAGAGCATTGTTGCATCATGGTATTAGTGCGTCTAGTGCGACTGTGTAGTTTGCGATAATAGAACAGCCTGCTCCGGTACCAATGTTACTCGTATTGGTTAGTGTAAGGGGTGAACAGGATGAATCGAACAATGTACCTTCTTCACCAGAACATGTAGTTATAGGAACATCGTCTTGAAGCCAACGCCACTCTCTTGAAGCATTGTACAGTGGACCTAGACCAATAGGAGGTGTGTAAGCTGTGCAGTCATAGTCACTGGGTACAGGGTCTCCTGTTAGTGCTCCAACTACGCTGCTGGTTATGACTATTCGTAGTATGCTTGCACTAAGGGCGGTAATGCTTAATTTGGTTGTCTGATACCAGTCATAAACACCCCCAGCACCATCATCTGTTGTGCAAATGAATGCCCATCGACAAAGGTTATAGCCGGCACAATAGTCAACTACATACGTCCCGCTCAGGTCAAAGCATGTTGGCTCGTCGCAAGTGTCTAGTGGTGAGCCTGGAAACCATCCACTAGAAACCCCACCATCTGTAATTGTGATTTGTACTGCTGAGAATGTAGTTAGTAGCAACGTATCAGGGTCGAGACACTCACCACAACCAGGAGCAGCTGGTTCAATACAGGTGAATGTACAACATGCTTCAGCACAAGTTCCACATAACTCAACACATACTGTGTAGGTGTCGGTTGTATCTACAACAATTTCATCCGTAGCTCCACCCCCAGAGAGTGTGATTTCGTGAAGCGTTCCTGGTGCTCCTGAGCGATACCAATACGCACGACTTGCATTAGCTATTACATACTCAAATGCGTTGTAAGCAGTTTCAGTGCAGGTAACTGTTGGTGTACCTGTGTTTTCACAACGATTACCAGGATAAAGAAGGAGTCCCATAATTAACTACTTATGACAGAAGCAGGGCAGTTGTCAACGTCAACAAAATAACGCGTACCGATCTTCTTGAGTTGTATTAAAGCATCACCAGTAATTCCCATCATTACCATGTTATAAATGGTTTCAGTAGCACCTGTTAGAGCACCAAATTCATCGACTAGATCGCATACTTCAGATGGAAATGTGTAAGGTGCTGTATCCGTTGTCATTGCAGCAATACCACCAGATGGAGTTACTGCGAGTTTTGCATCTCCACCTGATCCAGTTCCTCCAATTGCTCCGGCTACAACTAGGTAGTAATCGAATTCCGACTCAAGTGTTACATCAGATATGGATTCTACATACCATTGTACGTAAAAGTAATTAAGAACTTGAATACGTCCAATATTATTTGTAATTAAATCGGTATTATCTGGCCCAAGAAAGTTGAAGAAATCACCTTGGTAAGGAGCATCGCTAAGTAGAAATGTTTTTGTTTTGAGTAATGATACTCCACTGACTAAGGCACGTGCCTGTGCTCCTATTTCTCCTGGGAGGGGGTCAAGGAGGATGAATATATCGTACTCGCCGCCGAAGATTGCTAGTGGGTCGGTTGTTTCCCAGACAGTCTCGTTGGTTATGTTATCTAATCTGTCGCTTAGAAGAAGAGAGGGATCACCTATCGCGACTACTGTAAATTGGTCTTTTGCTACTGCTTCATGATTCGATACCCAAATCCAAGACTGTTGGGAAAGGTTGTGTATTGCAGGTATGCCTGTTAGTTTTTTATTTACTGCTTTGTCTACCTTGTTGTACCACGCAGCTGTGTATACATCGAGGAAAGGATCACCAGGTTTAGCCATAACAGGAACCAAATGTAGAGGGCGGAAACAGAAGCAGAAGTAGTGGTAGGATGGGTTGGTGGTGGTGTAAAAGCGGCTCCTAGAGGAGAACCCAAAACCCCTAGGAGCCTAGATGCTGCCGTGTTACACCCTCTCACAAGTCACAGCAGCATTGTACGAATGGGTCAGGCAGACGGAGCAAACAGATAGAAGCGGACCCAAAGTCACAGCGGTTAAATGCCCAGTAGGTCAAAGTTGCCTGGTTCTCTAACTTGTAATATTTGACGGAAGACTGGGTGAAGTAGTTGAACACTGTTTGAGATTCTTGGATCGTATATGTAGTCAACAATATCATGACCGAGCTTAGTCAATGATGGAAAAGGTGGATCAGCAACACCAGATATATTTGGTCTGTAAATGAAGTTAAACGTCACAGGAACATACTTAAATGCTTCTGAATTAGCATCACAATAATCAAACAGTACACTTCCCGCAGGAAATCCGTAGAAGGTGGCATTGTTGTATGTTTTGGACAGCGAAGCATACGTTAACATTACTGATGTTGTCCAAATACTTGGATCAAAATAACCGGTAATGTTGAAAGACAAACCAGGATCAGTTATGTCCATACCATCAACGTTTGTACCGTTCTTCCCAATCCCTCTGTATGTTTCTGGGGGGATGAGAGAGGAGCCTGATTGTGCTACTATAGAACGCTGTGAGATTGCTTGACTGATATGAACGGTTTCACCATTAGTGCTGAATCCAAACTGGATGTGAGTTGAGTTCTGTTCTTTCTCAGGAAGTGAGTAAGTAAGTGTTACTTTCCAACCACCATCTACTTGTTCTACCCCGGATATATCATTGATGAATAACTCTACATCACCTAGGCTAGTTGGAAATACTCTTGAGTCAGGGAAGTTGTCATAAATGTATTTCAGTATGTTGACGTCATCATTAGGCGTGAAGAAGTCACCATACAAAGTATCCCAAGCAACCTGATCTGAGATAGCATCAGGTTCACAGATGTAATACTCAAATGTTTGAGTAGTTCCATCCCGTGTCTGAGAGAAGCGTCTACTTTCGTAGCCTATTTCGAAGTAACTCATATAAAGGCTCCCTCTTTTTATGGAGGTTGTGTTTCTGTTTCAAATGTGCAATATATTCCAGACGATCTACATATACAAACAGTAGTTCGTCTGAAGGGGTTTTAGCTACTCGATGAACCTTTAAGCCGCATTCAATACCCACAACAGGTTCAAGTGCTGTGAGTATTGTGTTGCGTCTTTCAAGTCGTTGGATAGCTATGATAGCTTCCATAACTTTCATTATTTCAGACCCATTGTTACAGGTAATCCATGTTGTAGGATTTGATCCAAGTTGCCAGTTGTCTGACTGGTGTTGTCTTGAATCTGTTCCAAAGCTGTGAGACTCTTTTGTTCAACCGATTGACCTGATGCAAATTTAAGTAAGTTACGTCTTGTCTGTTGGAAACTACCAGTTACGGAAGAAACAAGATCGGAAAGTTGAGCACGTTGAGGGGCTGCAATTGTTCCTCTAGCTTGCTTACGTAGTTCTCTTACTTGATCTTTTAACAGACCAGCCCGCTGAGCGTTATCAATTATCTGCTTCAAGGTACGTTGACGTTTAAGAAACTCTTGCGGTGATTCAACAGTCTTTTGTACACCTAAAGCAGCAAATTGACCAGGAGGTTGGATACCTAGTGCTTGTCCTTTGAATACCGTATCCTTCCGAAGTCTTGCAGTATCCAAACGTAAATCTTTCAACTGGCTTTGAATGAACGGTATCTGTGCTTTGGCAACAGCAGCAGGATCAGCTTTTGCAGCAGCAGTAGTGAATACAGCTTTAGCATTTTTACCTATTGCAGAAAGATTGTCTTTGTTGAATATCTTTCCAAATACGGCATCAATGTTATTATTCGTACCAGTACCACCAAATAAAGCAGCAAGAGGATTCTTTGTTGGTACTGGAATTCCATTGAATGCACCAATGAATTGACCTAAGTTACTGAATGGTCCTTTTGGTGATTTGCTAAGTCGATCTGCTGTTTCATTTGCAAAACCCAACAACATCTGTTGTACTTGGGATTCAGTGTAGCTAAGATTTAGTGCTTTGATCTTTGCAGGCTCTAAAGCAGGAGCGGTGAAGATATTGGTGAGTCCGTCTTTGAATGTCTTCAAGAACTTATCTAACTTGTTTGTGAAACCATCAAAGGATTGATTAGCTCTAGTAACCTTCAAGTCAAACTGATAGAAGTTCTCAGCGATCTCTTCGAACTGTCCGGTGCTTGGATTGAATCGTAAGAACTTTTGTCCAGCTAGCTTTTCCATTGCTTGTGTAGGAGCAAAGTCATTTGATTTATTACTTGGTAGTACACCTAAGAAAGCAATCATTGCAATACGTAGATCACGCATTGTTTGAGCTATTGCATTGTAGATCAACTTCATAGTATCATTAACTGATGAAGCCATACCTACAATAGCAAGGCCGATACCTTCAAAGATACCTTTCATGTCGATTGCTTCGAAGACTCCACGAATCATTTCACCAATGCCACCACCAAGCCCACCACCTTGAAATAGATTAGCAAGATTGCTTAATGTATTTCCTAATGATGCTCCAAATGTATTAGCAAACAATTTACCCAATTCAGCAGTTGAACTGATTAGCTTGACTATGAAGTCGTAAGCAGGAGCAATTGCTAGTGTCAAATGATTCCATGCTTCACTCAGTTTGTTACCAACGATATCTACAATAGCAGATAAAGCGGTACTTAGTTGTTGAAAGCCAAGATCGCCGTCACCCGCAAGAAGTGTTTTCATACTCTTGCCGATTAAGGAAAATGCAGGGCCAACTGCTGTAGCAATACTACCAATTGCTCCAAATGCTGATCTGATACCTGCACCAAGACGTTCAAAGGCTTCTCGAATAAATTTGATCTTAGGACCAAAGATAAGCAAGAAGGTAAGAATGTTTCCCCAACCAGACAGCGTAGTAAGAGTCTTGAAAGAAATTGCAGCAAGTGCTCCAAATGCTTTGGTGAGTGACCAAACTGCTTTTGCTCCACTAAGGAAGATTCGAACAAAGTCGATCTTCCATAGGGTTCGGAATCCAAATACAACTAGCTTTAGTCCACCAGACCAAAGACGAGCAAGAGCAGTTCCAGTTTTAGCAATTACAGCAGTAGTTGATGTTTTTGCAAATGTAGCTCCAAATTGGGTAGCTGATTTGAAACGTCCAATACGAGCTAACTTAGCCTGTAAAGCTGCTTGTTTAACACCACCAGCTAAAACAGCTTTGTTTACTAGATTTTGACCTCTAGCAATTCTAGCTACTTCTAGTTTGTTACGTCTAGCGGCTAAAGCATTTAGAGCTTTTTTGTTACTTGCTACCTCCGCAGTCAGAACATCGCGTTCAATAACTAATGCTGATCGGTCTACGTAATTAGTTATGGTTGCTAATTTCTTATCAACTGCAGCTATTTGCTTTGTAAGAGAAACTTTTCGAGCTAATGCTGCATTTTGCTTGTTGCCGATACTTACAAGTGCTTTTGATTCTGGCAGCTTCGGTGTAACAGAATCTGTATTTAATTGTATTAAAGCAATCTGGGTACGTCGAAATGCACGTTGTTGTGCGAGTAGTCGTTTGTTAGGAGCTAACGCTTTACTAATCGCAGCAGCCATTCTGGAATAGACAGAAACAGCTTTGGGTCCAAGAGCTTTCAGATTCGTATACAGACTCTTTGTTGCAGCTACCAAATAATTAGTTGCGGCTGTTGCTGCACCTAATCCGCTTTTGGCTGTTGCTCCTGCTTGGGTTGCCCCTACTCGACCCAGGAAGCTGGTTGGTTTGATTTTTCTAGCGTTCCGACCCCGCCCCCCGACTAACTGGGGGGTGAGGAGGGCTGCTGATAGTCCTCTGTCAAAACTGCGTGCTGACTTACGGATTCTATCCATAAGTACAGCTACGTTGGTTAGTTGTTGGGTAAGTAATCCACCAATCAGCCTACCTGTTCCACGAATACCTCCAGCAAGTAATCCAATCACTCCTGCTAGTTTGGCTGCTGCGAATGATGCTACGAGTAGTCCTGCTCCTAACCCTAGTATGGCTACTGGGCTGAGAATCAATCCAGTCACTAAGGTCTGGTTTGCTTTGGTTAATTGCTCAAGTGCTAGGGATAGGGCAGGGACTAAATCGAGAGTAGGGATAATTGCGTCAGCTAGTAACTTACCCCAACGTAATGTCAGACCTTCAATAGCGGAAGAAGCACGACGAATAGCACCACCAAAACCACTGTCCATCTTGACAGCAGCTTTACGTGCTTCATCACCTGCTGCTGCGATCTGCTTCTGCAAGTCGATGATCTTCTTGATATCATCTAATGCAGTAATAGCACGACCACCACGAATATTGAAAATACTTTGTAGAACAGCAGTACGCTTCAAGTTTCCCAGTTTGCTGATCTTGTCGTACAACTGCTCTAAGAACTTGATGAATCCAGGACCGTCGATGTTCTCAGGAAGAACAAGTCCTAGTTTAGCAAGCTGCTTACCTTTTGATGCAAGCTGCAATAGAGCTGTATTAAGAGACGTACCAGCTTTGGTTCCTTTGAGAGAACGCTCAGCAAGTTGAGTGATAAGAGCAAGAGTAGTAGGCAAGTCGATGTTGAGATTGCGTACTGTTCCTAATACTTCTTTGATGGATTCTTTGAGGTCAAGAACATCAAGAGTACCTAGACGAGCAGCAGCAATAAATTGGCTGGCTACTTCTGTTGCTTTATCTGCTTCAAGAGAGAATGATCGAAGCGTATTAGCAAGAATAGCACCTGATGATGCCAAATCAATTTGAGCACCACGGGCAAGATCAAGAGTTGGTTGAAGCAGCTTTGTTACTTGTGCAGCATTAAAGCCTGCCTGAGCAAGTACAGTTGCAGCATCAGCTACCTGAGAAGCAGTAAAAGAAGTAGTACGACCCAACTGTCGGATAGTCTTTTCTACTCCTGCTAGTTCTGCTTCTGTAGCTACTAATTTGGTAGATAGAAATAGCAGCTTATCTTCAAAGTCTTCGAATTGCTTGGCAAGTGCAGTAAGTCCCAAAGAACCCAAGAAGCCACCAGAAAACATTTCAAAGCCAAGACGATTAACCTTGGCTGAGAATTTGTTTAGATTGCTACCAATTCTTTTTAAGGCAGCGTCAACCGAGTCCTGTACTTGGACTACAATGATTGACTTACCTGCAATAATTCCTGCTCTTGGACTCATTTGAAATGCTTTCCAGCATGTTGTTGTAATCCAGCTTTACCTGAATTACGTTTCATGTTCTTTGGTAGTAAATCAGGATTCTGTGCAGAACAAGCCCATGTAATTTGAAGTTCTTCATAACGGATAGCCAGCATATCCATTACTTGACCGATTGAGTAGCGATCTGCCGGCCCAATCTTGGCTTCAAATTCCATTAAGATATCTAGGAATTCTTGTTCTGTTGTTCCGACTCGGCTTGGAACATATTCAACGCGTTTTGCTTTAGCAACTCTGGCAGCCGCTTCTTGAATTCTAGCAGAATGGGTTTCGCGTCTCGATCTGAAAAATTTATAACAGCCTGCCAGAGGCACTCCTTGAATTTGGTTAGAAAGTCACGAGTGATTAACTCAAGTGCTTTGTCTTTGTCTTGTAGTTTAGTAGAAACGATCCACCACCAAATGTCAAGAATCTTCTCATCATTGAGAGCAATCAACGATGCAAAGGCTCCAAGGTTTTCTTCTTCAAAAAGATTCAGAAGATTGATTCCGAATTCTTTCTTTAGCACGAAGCACTTTGGTACATTGAATTCAATATCGAAATCAATATTGTCAAACTTAAAAGTTGTATTGGACATGAGATAGTGGCCTAAGGAGGGGGGAGTAGTTCGGGTTTGAAAGCTCGGATTGTCAGCAGCACTTGGTCAACATTAACTGAGACAAACTTGGGAAGTTCCATAAGAAAGCGATCAGCCAACTCTGGTCCCAAAGTGTCTATCAATACTTTTCGAGGTACAAATTCGAGTACGTTAGTTGATCGAACTAGTGCTTCGACCAACCCCGCCGCGTCTGTACTTTCCTGGGGGGAAGGGAGCATGATTACCTCGCTAGTAGTTGTAGTAATAGTTCTCTGTTGACTTCGCTTAAACCCTTTGATCGGGTTAGTGCTGATTGAGGAATGATTGAATTGGGCCGTCGTTTTTGGGTGATGGTTTCGGTTGCTTCGACTGTGTAAGTGAATAGTCCCGCTGCTTCACATGTTTCAAGGTCTAGGACTTTTAATACCTGTCCTGTATCTACCCAAACATTGTCTACGTCTGTTGAGGAGCAACCACGTACAAGAGCTGCCTTGATTTTGGCTTGCTCTTTAGTTAGTTGGACTGGTGGAACAAGTGGGTCAGCGGAGCGGGGTGTTGGCGTAGGGTGGGTAGGAGCAGTAGTAGCTCTTGCGTGTCGGGCAGCAGTTGCTTTGTTGGCTGCGTCGATGAATTCGTTGGCTTGGTTGGCTGCTTCGTTGGGTGTGATTGGTGTAGGATTGAGTGGTGCCATTTTGGGTTCCTGAATGATGAAAGATGGAAAATAAAACCACTCACGGTTTGACGCAGATGGTCAGTCTGCCCGTGAGTGGAGCTACCCGCCGTTGACCGATTATAAGTCGGGTGGTAGTAGGTGTTTAACCAGAGTATACTGATGTGTCCCAATCGGCTGCGGTGTTGGCTACGGCTATTTTAACTGCACGTACAGCACAGTCAGAGCAAGCTGCCGGTTTCAGATTGAAGGATGCTTCTTGTTCACCTTCAGCAGGACCACTGATGGAGCGTTCAAAGTTCCACCACTTACCACGATAGCCAACCGAATTGACTTCAGTTAGTGGGCCGGTGAGAATGAGGAAGTCAACAGCACTATTTCCTTTTCGAGCACTATTGATGACCAAGAAGCCTTGGTAGTTACCATCAACAATTTGAGTACCAGAAACAGAGACGTCTTCGTCACCGGGATTGAACGTCTTGATAGTACCAAGACTACCACGACGCATGAGTTGGTTTTCGTCAGAGGTGTCAGTGATTTGTAGATCACCTACGATTCCAACGTGTTCAACATAAACAGGAGTTGCACAGTCTCCTGAAATGTTGTAGTACAGACGCATGTTACTTCCATCATTTGTGCATTCTGTGATGGTAGTGGAGATTGGCATTCTTAAAGAACCTTTCCTAATTGAAGCGAGAACTCTTTAGGTATTCTACCTTCCAGAGACTTGATGGTTGTGGACATGTAAGGACGTGCTTTGAAGTTCACAATCTTAAAGATACGTCCCAAGGTGAAAACTGTTTTTCCGAATTCATGAATACTAGGTAAGGGTTCGTTGTATTGTCTAGAACTGGAGAACTTAATCGGTCCAATGATAGCGGTGTTACCCGACACATTGAATTGAATTACTCTCAAACCAGCTAACGTATGTGCGTGAGGGGCAGCTCCAGGAGTTGAAGCACCCGGTCTTACTTTTAGACGATTAATGGCACTTCTTCGAATTAAGGCAGCTACACCATAAATGGCGTCTCGCTTTCCACGGTCCTTTTGGACTCTTAATTGTTTGAAGAAAGTAACAGTTCTCGCTGAATAAGTAATCATTTGCAACGGTAGCCTGCTGTGATAGGAACCATGTACAATCTATTATCAAGAGCCAATTCATCCGGGACTTGACTCTCAATAGATACCAGTTTCACACTACCAATCGGTGTTCGTATCAAGAAAAGTTCAAGATCTTCTCGAAGATTACTTAATAAAGACCACTCGGCTTTGGGAGTGACACTATGGACTGACGTTGTATCAAATCTATAGCTGAAAGGAACGCAGATAGCTACTGTGACATACTTAATTACAGACACTTGAACTGTTTCGTTTCGTCCAGCAGTCCGTAATCTAGTTAAGTCGAACTCATTAAAGCCGGGAATCACATAGACTCCGGCATCCGTGTTATCAGTATTACTCAAAGGATCAAGTTCATCGACCAATATAGGAAGGTCGTCGGGGAGAACCAACCCCCCGCCCCAATTTTCTGGGAGGGAGGTAGTGATGGCTTCGACTATGCTAGCTGCGATCTCGGCTAAGTACATGTTTGGCTGCTATTACAGTAGTGTATTGATGAGTGTCATTGGCAGTTGCCATTCGGTTTCTGCCTATGACAATATCATACTCGTTTGCATTCCAGAGGATTTGAACACCCCGTTCCAGTGGAATCTGCTCTGCTTCGAGGTCAGCTGTTGTAAACATGAAGTACGTATTTTCAGTGACCGCTTTTACCGGTCCTCTGATTATACGTCCTTCTTCGTCTACTAAACTTGCTTGAAGGGTTGCAGTAGTAACTACTCCGTTGACAGTCCATTTTAAAACTACTTCTTGCGAAGCATGTTCTTTGGCCTGTTCGGATAACCAACTGGCTCCCCAGTCTAGATAATCTGTCATAATTAGTCGCTGACTGAGAGAGAAGGAAAAGAGCCGTGGGTGAGAGGGAGAGCCGGTTGCAATCCACCACACGGTTCTAGTTGAAAAAGAACCAGCTAAATAAAGCGTGGATATGAGGCCGATCCAACCCCACTTAGCTGGTCCTTGTTGGTTAGCTGCTGATTACAGTGTCACCGTTGATGTAGTCAGGAACTGATCCGAAGAAGTTGGTTCCCCAAACCATGAATTGATTGTGAGGAATGACGCGAACACGAGTCTGGGTTGTACCTTGCTTCCAACAGATCGGTTTACCCGTTTGACTGTCCAACTGAATTTCGGTAGGAGAGTTGTGGGAACATACGGCATAACCGATGAAGAAGCCGCTTGCTGGTTGCGTCTTGGTGATGTAGCCAGGTGAAGCTGAATCCGCAAGAGTGATGCTGTAGTACAGCTTGTCACCAAACAGAATGTCCTGAACGTGGGCAGGATCAACAAGGAAATCAGCAACCCAGTTGAAATTAACCGTACCACATGTGGATGGTAGGACGACTACTTTGGTAATACCAATTCGATTGTAAACGATGATTGGTTCACCAACTAGGATACTGACGTCATCAAACATGTTGAAGAAGTCAACCGCGTCATCGTTGTAGCGATAAACGCCAATCTTAGCAGGATTTTCGAGGACTACTGGATAGGCCTCGCGATTCGGGAGATTCAGTGTCATTGAACTAAAACTTTCAGAAAGTGTTGTATGTGAAAGAAGCCGGGTAGGGAGAATGCTACCCGGCTAGACTCGACTAAGCGACCAGCTCGGTGGAGTCTTAGGTCGTTGGTCGTGCTCGTACAATTGTTTGTGGTTCACGGTCATTGATTTCAACGTCAATGTAACCGCGAACACCGAAGCCAAGCATATCGACTGGAGCATCAATTGTTTCGATGGTTGGTTGTTCAACACCGTCTAACCAGTTGATTGCAAATGGAGCGTACTTCGGATCACTTGGCCACAGGAACCATGCGTCTCGTTTTGCACCAGCAGCAATGGTCTTGTTTGCCAAGTTTGGATAACGCTTGACTGCAAACTTCTTGTACCAGTAGTTGTCACGTACTTGTTTGGTATCAGAAGCTGTGTTGGAGACGAATTCCTTCTGATTAACCAAATCCCAAGCAGTACGCTCAAGTGCTGCTGTTGCAACAACAATCGTCCAGTTATCACCAATTTGGTCGATCCAGTTGATATCGCCCTTGGTGACGTTGCGTTCTGAAGCCAAGTCATAGGCCAAAGCTAAACTGGTTTCATTCAATGATGCGGAACCACCGCTGATATCATTACCAGAACCGACCCCACCAGTAACTGTATCAGCAGCATAAGCGGAGAAGAATGCTCCGTTTGCTTGCCACATACGACGGACCAGCTTGATGTCAGGAACCATCTTGGAACCTTCAGCCATCAGCTTCAACAGTTCTTTGATCGCTCCGAAGTCATCGTTCTTGGCGATGGTTCGGTTAATCATGAGCATTTGAGCTTTGGTGTCCAAGCTAGTTTCGTAGGACGTTTCATCTCCGAAGTGAGTATGCTTGATCTTGCCGTCTTGGTCAAGACCTTCCCATGCTTCACCACCACTTGGTCGGAATCGCAAAGTCTTCTTGAAGTCAGACTGGCTGGTCTTGTAGCACATTTCCTTGGCAAAGAATCCGCCGATCAACCACGCTTCGTCCATAGTGATCTTGGTGATTCGTGCAAACAGATTCGGCATGTCGAACGAACTAAAGCCGGTGCTGTTTTGCAGACGATCAATACCAACATGAGCCTTATTGTATCGACCCAAGTAGTTCATCAACCGACCAATGTCGCTGTGTCCGGTGAAACTATTTTCACCAGTACGTCGTGCTGATTCAAGGAGGAATTCCTTTACACCGATGTTTGGTGTATTGCAGACACGATCACGAATCTCTTTCCCATAGACTCGTTCAAGCGTCTTTTGAGGATCTTGACAGCAAGCGTTAAGGATTCGTGCTTCAAACAGCAATGAATCCTTAGCTCCAGCCTTACCCAACTTGATCGGAGCAGGAAGTTGATTTTCCAGACGACGTAGTTTGACGGCATTGAGAATGCGTGCTTTTGACCAGTTCAGATCAAGACCTTTGGTAATGACTTCTTTATGGTCAGGAAACTTGTTGAGCAAGCGGAGTGCCGTCCCCAGTGTTACTTTCTGGGGGGTAGGGGAGAGCTTCTTCTTGGGCATGTTCTTGATTCTTTCTTCTGGATTCTCCAGGTCGAGTGGCTTCTTTGTCTTGATACGCGTTGGACGCTCCAACGGTACTGGTTTGGAAGAGTTCTTGATTGTGAGAAGTTCTTTCTTATCCAGCTTGCTATTGAGCAGACGCATGGACGTGTTGCTGTCTCGACCTTCTTCAGTGATCGTTACTTCATCGACAAGCGTATTGCGGATGACGTAGGTAGGCTTCTTGAAGGTCTTTCCGTTTGCAATGGTTCCTTCCGGAAAGTAATCAATCTTGATCTTCCGTGCATCCATTCCCAGAGACATTTCGTAGGGGAATTGATTTTCAGCAGCGTTCTTGATCTTCTTGCTGATTCGATTCTCTACTGAAAGTGTACCAACACCAGAGACTTCCTTCCCGGAATTGTTAATCTCTGTAGTGTGGCCAATAGCTGTTCGATGATTGTACATCATCTTCAGCTTTTGGTTTTTGATCTTGAGCGTGTCAAGATCGTATACTGCTTGTTCATCGAACCCGTGATCACTAAGATCAACTGGCCCCCCGCTGTAGCCTACGAACTCCAGTTTTGCTGGGTCTTTGCTGTTGCGGATCGTTTTGGTTTTCACCTGGAGTCTGGTTAGAGGCACTGGTTTTGCTCCTAGAAGCTAAAAGAAGTTTGAAGTATTGTTCGGGTGTAATACCGAGAAGTTTGCATTCCTTCTTGATTTCTCGTCTTGCAGTCAGTCCATCTTGACTGTAAATACGAGTAAGAGTAGAAGCACCACTTAATAGATCGGCTTCCCTTGCATTGGCTCTTTTCACAGGATCGGGGTGTTCAAAGAGAACATTGTAATGAAATATGATAGGAGGTCTAGGATATTTCATTGCTGCTCTTGGAAGGTATCCAGGCCACATAGTAGCCATATTATACCACATCCAAAAGATTTTACGAATAGGTTTTTCGTAGTCAAATCTATCAATCTTAACAGCATAAGCCCAGGGTTGTAAGTCGATATGGGCTGTTGCCATATTCGAATCGCTGCTGTCTGATAACGCCAAGATGGTTGGCATATCAATACAACGGGCTGCTGTTCCTACCATCAAGTCAACAAACTTACTACGATCCTCTGCTACTTGAGCGAAGTTGAGGCCCGTCAACTTAGCTCCTGGGGGGAGGGTGGGGATGAATCCTGGTTCGTACTCAAATTTACCACGTAGATCGTTTGTGAACGGTGTGTAGTAAGCAGGATCGAGTTCAAGTGCCATTGGTATTGACGTTTGATTCTCAGCAGATTTGAGAATGTTGGTCATATACCTACGAATACTTGGATAAGTGTTGAACGCACTTGCACATTCAGGCCAATGCTTGTGAACACGTTTTCGAGTAAAAACAATAATGTCTTCTTCTTTGTAACGTGTTGGTTCTAACTTACCTTCTTCTTGAATCCAAACAGCCTTGATATCATTGTTGGGCCAGTATTCGATTCCTTCATACACATCAGGATTGTATCCAGGAGATTGAAAGTATTCCGCACCAATGACTTGAAACCCAAGTTTAATTGGATGATTGGTTTTCATCTTATACGGAATAGCTACTGCAATGCCTGAACGTGCTGCTGTACGACGTAGATCACGAATAGCCGATCCAACTTCGTTTTCAACACCCCATTCTTGAAAGCGATCCTCAACTGCATCACATATTGAATCTTCTTCCAGAAGAACAATTGGAATCGGAATCGATCCACAACAATGATTCGAGAGAGTGTTGAGCACACCCGTGTAGTAAGGATTTTGTTCGTCTTCTTCCAAAGAACAATTGATTAGTGTTCTTCGGATTACTGGCATGTTCAATCGGTTGATGTTCCGATTGATTACAAATGGGTCTGATCCAGCATTGTATCTTGAGTTTAAGATACGCTCACCAAAACGTCTCATATTTTCAATGATTTGTTTTGGATGCCATAGAGATAACTTATCTTTGAACACCGCCCACCGCGTCTTTCTGGGGAGGAAGGGCTAGACTGACTGAGCTTTGATTGTTCCGCCTGCTAGAGAGGCTACGATGAATCCTACTAAGCAGGGGCCAAATACTACGAATGATCCTGTTGCTGTGAGAATTAGTTCTTCCCCATCAACGGTTACAGCATTCATGGAGTCGGGATTTATTGGATCAACGGTATGTTTTGGAGTAACGGTTCCTGTTACGTTCTCTCCGTAGATAACATCTACACGATGTTCTCCTGGTCCGATTGGAATGAAAAAGGAGGGTGCTGTTTCGTTAGCACCTAGTGTCATAAAAGGATGTTCATAGATAATCAAGGTTCACCAAGGCCTTCTTGTTAATCGAGTTCCAATTGCGTATGTTATTGCTAGGAGTGCAATAGTAGGCCAGAATAGCATATTGAATGCATCAGCTGGCCCAAATATGTCACCATTAAGTATTCCCATCATCCCGCCTGAATCGTGTAGCAGAGTGCATGCCTGTCGTAGTGAACTACAGATTCCCATTGCTTCATGGACAATTGCCCAGCCTCCCAAGCATCGAATAGTCCTTGAATATCGCCGGAATATTCAAGCTCCCAGTCAGGAATGTAAGACTCAAGCCATGCCATGAATTCTTGGCAATGAGTGAATTTAGGTGGAGTGTAGGTCACGGATCAAGCCTCGTTGAATGTGTGTCGTACCCCAGTGCTTGCCATTGAGCAAACGTATAATCCAGCGGCCCCCCGCCTAACCCCGCATCAAAATCTTGAGCAAAAATAGCTGCGGCAGGGAAGTAATAAGTGTTGTAGTCGCAAGCGATAACATTTGCCGCTGCCAAGTCGCGAATCATTGGTGCATCTGCTGTTCTGACGATGCAATTCGTCATAGTGAAATCAGATTGAATCGACCAAGCGAATTCACTAGCTGTAAGCCAGAACTCTGAACCTGTTGCAGTAAATTTACGTTGTGTGATGACGACACCGCAAATTGAATCGGTCAGCCTCAATTCCGTAGCAGCAACCTCAAACAGAACATCGCACAATCCAAAATCGCAATCGACGATAGCTACAAACGTGAATCGGTCATTACCTCCGCCGTGACTGTAAAACGCCCCAAATCCATAATCACCGGCTGGCATGTTTTCACGTAACCAATCCTTGGTGATCGTGATATTTCGCCATGTGTGCTCGTTGCCGCTGCCAGTGCTCATATAGCTAGTGAGCGGTTGCGATAATCCTTGCTCAACAGTTCCGTTCTCAAATGTCACCTTGCTATTGGTTGCATCAATAACAAACACTCCGGCGTGCTTGTCTGTGAATTGCAGGCTAACTTCATCTACTTGGATTTCTCCGCTAAATCCGCTTGTGTCGCCGATACAGTATGACCCGTTATTATCGTAGGCTGTGTACCAAATGTGGCTGTTGCTGATTCGGGCTGCATAAGTGCCGACTGAGATTACTTGCCGACCAATGTCACTTGGACGATTACGCGTGTAAAGATACGTCTTACCATTGCTCGCCGGATTGGTCGAACTCTTGAGGTAAAGTACATCACTAATCCACGTGAACGCACCATCTGTTTCTGCGTCGAGTGCAGTTAGATCAGCAACGGATTTGTACAATTCTGGCGTTGTGCTCGTTTCAAATAGTCGTGAGTACGTGAAGCCGACGCATGGGATTTGATACGTGTTGGCGTGCCCACCAGTCGCCGACCAGTCGCCCGACTCAATATCGACGTAAGGGCGGTACGTGATCCATGTATTTCCTTCTTTTGCCTTGACCCACAATCCAGGAACGTACACCTGCAACCCTACCGTGCCAACGTCGAACTTCTCGACTGAAGTATCAATCTCAAGCCAAGCACCAGTGCCAGGGGTGCTACTAGCCGGAACGCTGACAATTGACTGCCACGGCAAACCAGCGTTTGCATTACCTGCCAACATCGCATTCACACGAGTAATCGTTTCCCAAGCTCCGGTCACACCATCGTTTGCATCGTCGCCACCAACTGGATCAACACGGTAAATGTAGTTTTCATATTGCGGCTGGATGATTTCACTCGGATATGCTGTCTGATTAATGTCAGTGAGCGTATAACCGCTCATCATCGACAGCCGTGCTTGCGGAGAACTGTTTCCAGCTTGCGCCCACGTGCCTGCGATAAAGTAGGTAGTGCTACTTGGAACATTCGCACTATCGGTACTGCTGGCAAGCGTTAAATCTGCGTCATCAGCAAATCGGTAATGACCTCGTGTTGGCAGTACACTACTAGCTTTTGCACCCCAAACAAATTGTAGAAATATCCACTGACGCAACGGCACAGCCATCACAGTTGCGCCGTTGTACGTTAAATTTCCACCTGCAATTCTCCACCCCGCCAAGAAGCCTACGAACTCGGACAACACACCCATCAGTAACGCATCGCCGGAAGATCCTTCGAAGAAAAACCAGCCGCACATTTTACGGACTGCGGTATCGGAATCAGTTAGTACAGTGCCTTGAACAGTACAAGTGTTGAAGTTACTTGTTGTGCCATCTGTTCCAACCATGCCCGACCAGCCGATACCAGCAGTAGCGGCTAGCTTAGCTCCACCAGGAACGCTGATTGCGTTTGTTACGTCAGCGGTGAAATTCTGCCGAGTGACCAGAGTATGATTCGCCGCATCGCTTGGTGCCGATACGGTGATTTCCTGAGTATCCGTGTAAGTGCTGGCATCATCCATTGTCACAACGCAAGTAACCGTATAGCTGCCCGTTGTCACCCAGTAGTGAGGGGGAGTTGCCCCAGTTTTCGGAATCGTACCATCGCCAAAATCCCATGAGTAAGATACTGGCGTACCAATGTCACCTGCGTTGGTTGACCACGTTACATCGACGCCTGCTACGGGTGTTTCGGTGGATGGAGTGATGACAAAGACGATATCGACTTCAACAGTCAGAGTTACAACTGAACTGGTGGCTGTACCCTCAGTATTAGTTGCAACATTACGATATTGGTATCCGTCCATTGCAGCAGTAACAGCAGTCAATGTAAGATTACGACTTGTTGCTCCACCCAACGTATCCCAACCACCACCATCATTCACTTCCCATTGATAAGTAGGTGAAGGATGACCAGAAGCTCGTGAAGTAAATGAGGCATTAGTGCCTTCATCCGCAGTTACGTTTGTAGGTTGAATCGTAAATACAGGTGCGGCTGGTTCAAATGGGCCGCCAGATACAGCGGAAGTTGTGCCTCTGGTAGTCGATCTGGTTACTGCTCTGGTTGTGGAACGAGTTGTCATGTTAGTCTACCGAAGGATCATAGTCTGCTGCAAAACCACGATAAGCCGCTGCTTTTGGAACTCCAACACAACCACCAAGGCTGCACATTGTTGGGGCTGTTGATGCTCGTCTATCAAGTAATTGCTGAATCTGTTTTGGATCATGAGCAATTACTGTCATATTTGGTGTGCGAACCTCTTTAGGTCCAACACCCATTACTAAGGCTTTGATTTCTGCTAACTGTTCCGCTTCCGTCGCCATTTTCTGTTCTTTCTGGGGGGAGGGTACCTAGGCTATTGGGCAGCCAGTTGAGTATACTTGTTGTAATGCTTCGATTGTGTCGAGTAAGGCGTTACATTCTTCAGTTGATAATGACTCGGGTGGAAGTTCTTCGTCACCTGCAAAAGCTACTGTTGGATCACATACGTCACGTATAGTCTTGCAAGTTTCACGAAGTTTCTTCAGTCTTGTTTTGCTGAGTTTAGGACTTCCAGGGACTTCTGCCACGATTCGTGATCCTTTAGATGTGGTTTAATCAGTTTACCGATTCGTTCTTCGAGCAGCTTTTCAATGTTGTCTGAAGCTTTCTTAATCTCTGCTATTTTCCAGGCTGTGAATTGATATTGTAAGACCCAATTAGCCATGAATAGAAAAAACATGAAGTAGATCAGTCGAGTCATTGCTTGGATGTATTCTTCTCTATTTCCTTCAGAGTATCCAAGGATTCTTTTTGGGAAGTTGTAAGCTCTGTTAGAATTAATTGGTGGACAGTTTGTGCAGCCTTAACAGATTGTACATCTGTTGCCATAGAACCTAGTCGATCTGTAACAGAATCAAGTCTATCAACCATTTTTCCTTGAGTTTCTGTTACAGATTCAAGTATTTCCATTTGAGCATTAAATGTGGGTGTGATAAATGTAGTGAAGATGTTATATCCGCCCCACATCAAAGCACAGCACACGGCTATCGGAAACCCGACAGTCTTAATCATGTCTGACCACCAGACCTTAGTATCATCAGTCATTTGTGGGAACATCTTTCTAGTCCAGAGTTGTATGCTCTTGGTGTACCAGGAATGCTGATCCTCCAAGCGTTTGGTAGATGCGATTGCTGCTAGTAAACGATTTTCGTTGCGTAGTAACCGTCACGGCCTCTAGCAACTGCATAGTCTCCCGGTAAATTGTTGAAGCAAGTTGCAGGATTTGGATTGTGTGATGACCAACCTACACCAACCCGTTTTCCTGCTTGACGTTCAATTGAAGACAGGTGTCCTTTGATTCCGCGCATTGCTCGTTCTGTTGCGGATCGAAGCGCAATTGCGTAATTAGAAGAAACAGAGCGGACAGGGGTAGCAAAGGAACGAGTAGGTGCTGGAACTGAGTAGGAGACTGATTGGGTAGATTGAGTCGGAACTGAGTAGGTGATCGGTGCGGCAGGCACGCAATTCAAACAAGGGGCAGCAGGTGCTGAGAACACGGCAGGAGCACAATTACAGTTCGCACAGGCACAGACAGGAGCACAAACACAAGCAGGAGTTGGAGCAGAAACAGTTGGAGTACCTGTTGAACCTAGTGAGTAAGTTGGAGCAGGAGTCGAATATGTTCCAACCGATCCAGGTGAGTAAGTAACGGGTGGAGCAGCTTGTGGAGTACCCGTTGATCCAAGCGAATAAGTGGTAGGGGGAGCCGAGTAAGTCAGCGGCGTTCCTGTTGATCCGGCTGAGTAAGTAGCACTAACTGATGGGTAACGGGCAAAAGATGCTCGTCGTGCTGCTTGTCGTGATTGTTGTCGAATCGCCATGCCTTCAAGAATTGATGGACGCCGTTCCGCCACCGTGATTTCCTGGAGGGGAAGGACTTGGGTGGCGACGGCTTGCTGTGGTGCTAGTGTTGGTACTTTGCAATTAACACATTGAGCCGAAACGTTTGATGTGAGAGCAAGTACGACGAGTAGAGCGTATTTCATAGTTTGATCCTGAGAGTGAGTGAGGGAATGGGTTATCGGTTGAAGAAGTATTTGAGGATGATTGGAAGCAATTCCATTAGAAGTGCTAACCAGTCAATTGTTGGTGCTCCGGGTGCTTCGAGGGCGGCTACGTCAGCTACTCCTGCTTTCTCAGCAGCAGCAGAATTGAGTAACGATTCAACTTCATCCCAACGGAAGATTGCTGCAAATCGTAGTGTTGCTCTTTCTTGCCAGGTTAGGTCGGGTGCAAGTCGGACAAATTCACGGAAGGCTTGTCGCTTGTTCATTGGATTCTTCTTTCAAGGAGGTTTTGTTTAGTGACATTCACCTGGGTTTGCGTCTGGAATCTTCATACGTTCAGGGTGAGCTTTTTGCCATGTTATAACTCGTTGTATGAGTCGTTCCACAGCTTCTACTTGTTCTTTTTCGGCCCCTTCTAAAATACAATATTCTTTGTAATATAGAAGGGTTCTAAGAAAACATTTGTCATGAGCACGGAATACTACATATTCGTCTGGAGGTATAAATTCTCCCGTCTCTGTCTTATGTAGTATTCCTGTTACTTTTGCATCAAGTGGAATCATGGGTTATGCTGCTGGTAGTGGAATGGGTGGAGTGTCTGGGTAGATCATGCCTTCTGGAGCGTAGATCACGTGGTTGTTACCACTGAGTCGTACTTGTTGGTCAAGTGCTGATGGTGTGTTTTCGTTGCAACCATCACCGTCCCACTTGCCCCAAGAGTTGACTCGAATGTAGTTACCATTCTTCTTCAACCAAAGGCAAGTTGAGTGACCACCACCTGCCTCACGACCTGTGTAATTGTCACAGACTGTTTGTGAAACTTCATTGTTCCAAGTGATTCCGTCTTGAACAGGCAGACCAAGATCAAGTGCTTCGCGGATTAGTCCTGGGTCTTTGGTTGGTTTAGCAGCAACAAGTTTGAATGCGTAGTTAGGTTTGGGAGTAGGCTCTACGTTGTAGTATCGTGAAGGATACTGCCATTCTTTTGCTAAACACAAACCGTGGATTGTTGCGACTTTCTGACCACCGGATAAGGTTGATCCGAAATCACCACGAATGCCGTCGTATCTCTGGGAGAGGTAGTAGGCCGCTGCTGCACTAAAGTCTAGAATTTGTCCTGTCATCAAGAAGTAGCAGATTTGGAACATACGTGCCAAAGCGAAGCCTTGACACGCTCCTTGATTGGCTTGATCCAGCAATGTAATGATTGCCATTGGATCAGTGTTAGTATTGAAAGCAGGAAAGTTATCTGCTGCTGCCTTCAACATTAAAACAGGTTCCATTCCATTGGCTTGCAATAAAGCATTGTTTTCTTGCTCGATTGCATATCCTAGACTGTAAGTTGGTAATTGGGTCATTATTTCACCATCTTTAGTGCTAGGGAAACTTCATTGAAGGCTTTGTACCAATCCTGTCGTGTGAATGTCTGTTTGGCTTGAGAAGCATCAAATGCTTTTCTTACTTCTGCTTGCCATGTTTTCCATTGCTGACATACAACTAAGTCAGGACAAGGAATTGCATTGATTTCTCTACTCATCCAAGCTAAGACGTTCTTATCGGGATTGGCGTTGTCAGCCGCATTTGGAAAGCTGATTGCCTTTAGTGTTGGATCACCAAATAAGAAGTTACCTGCTTGCTCATAAATCTTTGCATATTTGGCAAGGGTTTCAGGATTACGTGGAGCATTCTTATAGGAAATCAGTCCGACTCCGTAGTCGTTAGGAACATCGGCTGGAGTAGGGGGAATTGGCGGAGGATTGGGGGGATTTGGTGGAACCGGAATCGGAGGAGTAAGAACAAGTTTGTATCGGTTGAAGAAAAATGGCTTCTGGTTAATCAATGTTACTTTGACTGTACCAGTGCCGTTTATCTGGAAGATAGTTGGTTCAATTGGGAAGAATGGGACTGGTGCATCAGCTTCATCTTCTGCAATAATCATTACATTGCAGTAAGGGTCTTCTTTGTTTTCAGGATCAGCCCACTCAGTTGGAATGGTAATGATACCAACAGGGTTTGCTTTCAAGTTGCTGTTTGGAGCAACATACAACACTTTTCCAATTGTTCGGAAATTCGTTACTTCAGGGAGGCTGTCTAATACTTCCACTGTTTGCCCAAACAATGGACAACATAGAAGTAAGAAACACAAGAGGGTTCTCATCATTTGGTTCCTACATAAAAGTTGCCGAAACGGTTCCAAGCCATATTTTGGGTCCTATGGCTATAACTCACAACAACTGTTCCAGGCACTAACTTGGGAATTATCTTCTCCATTAGGTTTGGATACAAATACATATAAACAACAGTTGCAATTGAGTAGTCATACTCAAGTGCATCTTTGTTAATTATCTTCACATTAGGAATCCGAGAAGCTCTTGTTGCAAGTTCTGGGTTGATTTCGATACCAATTGAGAAACAACCTGATTTGGAAGCCTCTTTGAGAATTCGACCATCACCACAACCAATGTCAACAAAGATGTCGTCTTTGCTGAGTGGAACCAATTCAAAGATAAGTGGAATCAGTTCAAGTGGTGTTGGTTCTTCAGCAGCATCCTGAGAAATAATTTTGGGTTGGAAGAATGCAGTTGGTAGGGGTTGGTTGGAAGGAAGTGGAAAGAAGGAAGTGGGAGTAGGTTGGGAGAATGATTGAGAGGAAGTGGAAGCAGATTGGGAAGATTGGAAGAATGATTGGGGTTGTTGGAATGAATAGGAATTGGTCGAGTACGTCGGTTGGTACGTTGGTTGGTACGTTGGTTGGTACAATTGGTTCCGTATCGAATTGCACATACGACAATTTGGATTCGAACACACAGGATGATTGTATGTACGTCCCCGCCATACTGCTTGTGAGTATACAGGGGTAGTAAGAAACAATAACAGAAGTAGTGTGAGAGATTTCATTTTGGGTATTCACAGGTTTTATAAATGCAAAACGCCCGCTACGTACATTATACGTAGCAGGCGTTTAATAGTCAATAGCAGAATTTTCAGGGAAGATAAACGAATTACCTAACTCGACCTCCACATTTTATACAGTGTCCATCAGTTCCGTTTGCTTGTGCAGCAGATTGCACTTTCCCGCAATCCTCGCATGTCACATCAATATAGAGTGCGTGCAAGCCCCGTTTGATTTCTTCTTCGGTGAATCCACGTTCACCTTCAGGAGCGTCGTATTTTGGATATTGTTTCATACGTCTAGTTCCTTAATTGCGTCATCTATTTGTTGGCGAATTGGTTTGTTGATTTGTTCGATTTCTTTGATGAGTTGAAAGAAGCGTCCTTTGGAATCAGAACGGTCAAGTACTTCATTCAATACAACTGCTATATCAAGTATAGCAGTTTCAGAGAGTCGTCCGGATTTGAGAGCAAAAAGAATTTGGTCAGCGTTCATGATTCACCTTTAAGGGATTAAGTAGTTAGGGTCAAATTCGCCACATTTCTTGGTTCCGTAGTAATTGTTGAACGATCCACCACCTTCACTCATTACTCGTTTGAAATCAAGAACCTTTCCATCAGGAATTCTAATTAGCAATGGTCCTTGTGGTTCTGGTGGAGGAACAACGACGACCTTACGAGTTGGAATATCGACGCTTAGCCAGTTCCCGCAAATACAATGTTGTGGTGAATGACGGTTTACATCTTCCATTACATCATCTGGTGCGGTTGATAGATCATAGTTAACACATTCACATGGGCCACTTTTGGTTTGAAACTCCAATCGCATACCACATTCACATTCAACTATTACTGAATCGAATACTCCCATTGTTAGTTACCTTTGACAATTGTGACAGGGGCGTGAACAGGTTACCTTCCCGCACCGATTGCATTTCCTGGGGGGAGGGGCTGTATCATAGGGGATCATGTTGCGTAGTACGGAAGTAGGTATCAGTTCGAGTATCTGATTGGTTGTTGGATGCTTTATTTCAATCAGATGGTTGTTGGTATTGTACCAAATGATGAAGTCTTCGTCAGCGTTGGTTTCCCAACCATCAAGATACTCGAATGATCGGAGTCTCATAGCGTTTTCCTTATTCGTGAGAGTTAATCTTCGATTAAATCATCATATCCATAGTTAGTGTCTATTAGTTTGTCTAGATCAGGTAACAATCGTGGTGCCCACCCAGGTGAGTCCAATACTTCATCAGGAATGTTTTCATCTAAGTGTTCGTTAAAGTCATCAAGAATTCCCATGTTTTTATGCTCTTTGAGATTTGAAGTAGTCGTTTATGTCGATTGACTTGGTGACACGTTTTGATTGGATAGTGAATGATACTCGACGCATTGCTAATGCCCCTAGACAACCAACGAAGTTATCTAGCAGTTCATTGTCACCACCACCAGGACGAGGTTCCCATAGAGTTACCTCACGTCCTGTCTTTGGATCAACGTCTTTATAGGGTTGCTCTGCTGTCAGATGCTTGCCTACAACTACGTGTTGATTGGGTCGTTCTTCTTTGTATAACGATGCTGCTCCTTCTGTGTCTGCTTGTTTTGCGAAACATATATGTGCTTGGGTTTTCATGTAATTAACATCATTAGTTAATCGCATAAGGGTTCTATCATCAGTAGGTACTAGTACGCTGTGATGATACTTAATACAGGCATCTGAATACTTCATCTGTGCAATGGTTTTATCCTTTGCCATGAAGCGTTGTCCTTGAGCAGGATGAGCATTAGGAACACCTGAATCACGAATTGCTTTGTATACCCAATCAGCATGATAGATTGAGTCGCAAAGAATTAAGTGGTTGGCGAATTCAACTCCATCTTCACGTTTGTATCGACGATTCGAAAGATTGATTACCAAGTCCTTGACCGCCAGGTACGTTACATCTTCTGGGAGAAGGGAGTGGCCTACCTTCGATTCGTAGTACGTTTGTAATGTATGACTTGTTTTTCCTTTCTCAGGGAATACTGGGAATGAAGGGAAGGTGTCGTAGTCGATGATCTGTGGTTGGAGTGTATCAGGTGAAGATACTGTCATCCAAGTTAGGTATGGTTTGTTTACGTCAATGTGTGTTACAAGATGACGGTCTTTGACTTGAAGTTGATAACGAGGTCTGCTGTGTTGGTTATTGATGATCTGATCTTGGGTGCAATAGGTAATTGACCCATCAACAGCACTATGGGCTACATTACATTGACATTCAGATTCGAAGACGTCCATACCTTCAAGAATCATAATGTTATAAGCGTGTTGTACTGCACTAATTTCAGTAGGTATCTTTTCACGCCATTTGTAACACCATTCCCAAGCTGCATTAGCTCCCCTATCCATACGTTCACGATTATTCTTGTAGAACTCTAAAGCGTGTTTAGCGGCTTCAAGTTTACTACCAGGAATAGTCTTGTCAAAATCAGTAAGGATTTGCTGATAAGTACCAAACCACATTTCTTCTGCTTCAGCATCAGCACGATCAATCAGCATCTTATAAATAACATGCTGCCAAGGCTCATTGAATAAGAAGTGATGGGTTACATCACCAGGAGCAATCGGAGTACCATTCATCATAATGCTGATGCCGGAGTCATGACCACCGGCAAGCATAATTGACTTCTTAACTAGATTGACAATCTTACGTGCTGTATTAGGATTCTCTGCTTCTTCATCGGTTTGAATGTCATCAAGAATTACGTGAGTTGGACGTTGACGAGTACCGGCAAATTCACCTGCTTCAATTGTATGGTAGATACCACGAACATTCTTACGTGCTCGAATGTCGATGATAGCACCAGAGGAAGGTTCTCCATCAATATAAGGGAAGACAATGAAACCTTGATTGTAGTAAATGTAGGTGTCTTTACCTTGATAGGTTTGGGACAGTGACTTACGAGGTTCCTTTTCAGTATGACGAAAACAGGCAATGGTTGCAGGATACAACTGAAACAGGCGATCATTAGAAAACAATTCCGTCATAACAGACGTAATGATTTCTTCTGCCTTCTCTGTATTACTTGCAACAATCACAAGGTATTTGATGAATCCTTGAAGGACACCCATGATTCCTTCATTGGTGGACCTAGATGTTTTTCCAAACGCTCTAGGTTCACACTTGAGAATATGAGTACCTTGTTGGACGAAGAACTGGGAATGCCTTACTGCATCTAATTGAGATTCAGATAATGGCTTAATCCCTGTAGACATTGGAAATATCTCAGGGTGGATAAGAGTATAATCTTCGATGTACCGCTGCCGTGCCTCTAGATTCTCTGGGGAGGGAGGAGGTACTAGACCTACTTCATTGAACTTGTTCTTGATCTTGGTCTTAACTTTACGTTGTCGTTCTACTTCTTTAAGACGCAGATACTCAGCGTAACTGTCCACTGATGTTGTTGGATCATCAGGGACGAATTCTCCCCAGAAACTTTCTTTGGCCATGATTATCCTTGGATTGTTAATCTCATTTGTTCAGCTAAGCGTTCCTTGAGACAAGCTACGTGAGTGGAGACGTTTGCACCAATACATACTGATTTGATATCGAGCATGTTTAATTCACGCATATCATCAAGTTCACGTTCAACAACCTTCTGTGGTAGCTTGGTGTATTCGACTAGTTGTGGAAGTGATTGGAAACCTGCTGCACACATGAAGCGGCTGATAACGTAGCGGTTACTGTTGGCGTCAATTATGTCACGTACCACTCTGGATATAATTTGCATTGTGTAGTCACTAACATGCGACTCACCTAGAGTTATTGGGATAACCATCGCAAGTTTACCCAGCTGACCCACAAGACGAGAAGATACTTCGGCGAAAGGTTTATAAGCAATTTCTCCTGTACGTCCTCTTGGGACCTTTGCTCGCATGTACGAAGCTAGCTGAGCTTGTTGTATAATGTAATCTTGTTCGGTATTATTAAGAAGGATTACATCATTACGGTTAAGAAGCTCATTATCAATAAAGTTTTTAGCTTTAGAATGAATAGGTTTTTCAGGATCAGCTCCTGAAATAGCCATTGACATTGTACGTGCCATCATTCGTTTGGCAATTTCATGCCTATCGTGGTCGGAGACAGTAAGTTCGAAGTCAAGAAATCTATCACCTAGTGCACTATTATCCATACCACGCAATGCATGGGTACCGCAGAATATGAAGGCGGATCGAATGTCGTGATATTCAAATGACACACGATTCATGTAGGTAACCGATGATTCTTTGTCATAGAAATCTCGTAATTCGCTCAATACTACAGCACAGTTATCTAACTGCAGAATCGTATCGGCATCTTTGACAATCAGAGCCTTTCCAGCAATCTTTGGAATTAAGGAAGCATCAGCAGGATTGTCGTCTTTCCAACCCGAAAATAGAGCCGTAAATTTCGACTGTACGACTGCTTGTTCACTTGCTCCAGATATTTTTGCTAGAGTAGTTTTGGACGAACCAGGCGGACCCATTACACGAAACCATATTTGTTCTCCTGCGATTTTGAGGGCGTAAATAGTTGATATCATAAGAATGTTGAGCATATCCATATCAGAGGTATAGTAGTATACTTCTGAACAAGCAGCTTTTAAATCAGCATAGTTTCTACAAGTAGGATCAGCAGCGATTTCGTAGCTACTAGATAGCGTGCTCGCTCCTTGGACTTCCTTGTCGACTAGATTGGAACTAAGGAAGTCGAATGCCCCGTACTTGTTCTCGGCTAAGGCGTCGTTGACGTCGAAGCCGGGTTTCAATCCAGTAGGCCACTTGATTACCTTGATGGATTCAGGCTTGTTAGGAGCAGTCTGAATACGTTCAAGAATCTGATTAAGTATCTTGGTTCCTGCTTCGTCATTATCAACAAAGATACAGAGGTCTTTACCAGCAAAAGCATTACACCAACTCTGTTTGAAATTGGAACCAGGAAATCCTAATGGAGATATTTCTCGATTGCCAATAATATCTTCAGCAGCATACTTATCCCATAGACCTTCACACAACCAAACTGTTTGATGGAGCTTGTCGCCCCAACCAAGCATAGTTGCATCAAGTCCAGTGACGTTGTAAATCTGATACTTACCGTCAGAACCTTTCGATGCCCGATACAAGTAGTTCAGATTGTTTTTGTTGTTGTATGATGGCAATACAAAGGAAGAAATCAAAGGATTCCAACGTACATTGTTTCTTATTAGGTACTGTACGTCAATCTTACGTTCCATTGCTAATACACCAACAAGTGATGTATCACACAACTTTTCATGAACCAGTTTAAGAAAGGTGTAGATGTTACCTTTCAACATACATGCTTTGCAGTCCCATTCATTTGTTGCTCCAAAGAAGAAGTGATCTTTCTTGCGACAGAATGGACAGGTACCCCGCCATTGCCATTTCTCTGGGGGAGTGGGAGCACCCTTGATCTGCTCAAAGTGCATGTGTGTGAAGTCATAGAATACATTGCGTTCACTCATGGGTGTCGATTTCTGTTACGATTGAAGGATCGTGGAAAGATAGATCGGCGTATCCGTCTACTGAATAGCCGATTAGTTGTGCCAGTTGTTGGCGGTCATCATTGTCGAAGTTCATTACTGCAATGTCATTAAGACTTATACTTCCATAGTCAATTAGATGACGGATGATTGCATTTGCTTTGAATCGGAGAACCCCATGTTCGTCAGTGACTGTTGGTTGTACCGGATGCTTTAGTGGATTGATTGGTTGGTAAGCGACTACGTCAACAGGGGTCGGTTCTGAATCAGCGTCAAACGGGTTGCCTGGGAATACGATTAGTGGTGGGTGGTATTCTTCAGATACAATTGCGATGTATATTCGTCCTTGTTTGCGTAATGCGTCCCATTCTTCAGGAGTTGGTTCCCAACAAGAAATGATTAGAGGAAGGTCGTCAGCGTCACGACATACACAGACTGGGAGTGGCATACATTCTTCGTCTGTCATTTCGTCGGGTTTGTTGAGGATGATGTTGGCTTCGGGGAATTCAATTGGTTTCATAATGCTTTGTCCTCTACTGTTACTACTTCGATATATCTAACTTGAACTACACTATTAGGAAGTACAACTAAGTCTAGTCGCTGCATTTGATCTACTATTTCTTGAAGCACTTTTTCTGCTGATAAAGATGTTTCATAATCAATTGTTGTTACAGCTCCACTAGTGTGTATAATTCGTATTCGTATTGGTTTCAAAATGGGCACTCCTTAATTTCAGAGAGGACGAGTTCGTAGGCTTGTTGCTTTGTGGGTGCGTAGTGCTTGATAAAGGTGTCTTTATCAAAGGTTGCAATGCACATGTATTGATGTTCGTGCATATACATTTCAATTTCATAACCATCTTCAATGCGTGGTATGAATGTATAGTCTCTGAATACAGGTTCGATGTGTTCACTGTATTCAATTACTTTGTAGTCCATAGGACATGTAGGTATTGTTTGTTCTCCTGATTTTTCTGTTACTATGACTAAGTGCTTGTTGGTGATTTCTGAATGAGGATGACAAGGTATCTCGATCTTCAATGAGTCATGTACCTGTTGGATCATCTCACAAGAAGGCGGACAAACAGGAGTTGGCGGGAAAGGCAGTTTGAATAACGGTGAGTTTGGTGGTAGTGGTTTTGGGAAGTCTGGGTGTACGTAGTCAGTAGGTGCATGGGGTCCATACAATGGGTTCTTATATACAGGGTCAACCGATAGTGCTTGCATCATGTTTTGAACCATATGACCAGCAGTTCCTTGAATACGTGCAGACAAAACGGTGTAGGTCTTATCAAGCGGTACTTCAAGTTTATAACCAGTCCTAGTGAACATAGTTGGGTAATTGAAATGCTGTACGTTGTTTGAGCATACAGCGTCTAAATCTCTGAAGTATTGACCAATCTCAGGACACTTCTCGTCAATAATTGCACATGAATTAGGTACTCCGTATGTTTCTTCTACCTTACGAATACCACCACCATTAAGACGAGTAAATGTGCCACCCTTACATCGAGTGTACATCTTGGTTTCTTTGAATTCCGTCTCACCTAACTTAGCAATCATTTCAGGATAAAGAGCATGAGCAATAATCATGTGAACAGAATCACCACGTTCAAATGATTCAATCAATGATTTGGCACCAACGTCATAAGCCCATATACGTAGTTCTATGTTTACTACGTCCATGTAGAGCCAGTAGTAACCCTTAGGTGGACCGAATATGAAGTCCAATTTCTTATTGAAGTTCTGCTGGTTAGGGTCACTTGAAGACAGTCTAGTCCATTTAGTACCTGTTAAGTTAAGGGTAGAATGAATACGACCAGACGCCATATGTAATTTGTAGGCTTTGATGTCCGTTAGTACTTTAGTTACTTTACGCCAACCCTTCAAGTAGCGTATTGTGTCTATGTTGTCATATTTCTTCTCCAACTTAATGAGTGTGCCAGCATCAGTAGAAGGTTGACCACCATCAGTATAACCTAATACTTCAAGTTTAAGGATATGATACAGGAGTAGCTTTAAGTCATCGGGTTTAGCAGGATCAATGTTGTATGGACAATTAGATGATGCTTTAATAAGTTCAACGAGTTGATATTGTTGTAGTTCAAATTCAGCAATGAGTCGATCAACAATACCTACATACAAATTGATACCAACAGTTTGCATCCGATACAGAATAGGTAAAGTACGAAGTCGAGATAGGTATTGTTGATATAGATTATTCTGATGTAAGTAAGATGTATATGTCTTATGAAGCAGAATCGTTAATTCAACGTCATTAGTACCATACTTCTTGCATGAATCAAGAGCTAGCCACATGTCCTGTTTCCAGCTAGTCTTAGTTGCAGCAGGAAAATGAGGATGACCTACCTTAGCTACAGCAATATTGGTTGGGTTATTGTAGCTTAATTGACCACGAATACTTGCTACTTCTTTTTCAACCTCTCTTTCAGGATCATTGAAGATGCCATGATACTTAATTGCACATTCTTTCAAACCGTGCACATCACCAGAACATACAAGGTGAGAAGCAACTAAGGTATCATGCAGCTTAACAGTAGGTGGAATATAAATACCAATTGTCTCTAACATACGAATGTCGAAATTCCTGTTCTGAAATACAATCTCAGAACAGGAATTGATAAACAACTGTAATGATAATAATTCAGCAGCTTCCCAAACTACATCACGTGTTTGTGGATTGACAGTTCCCTCCCAAAGGTAGTTGTGTTTGCCATTACATGCAGTAACCAAATAGGGTTTGCATCCGTGAAAGGCATCAGTTCCAGTGGATTCAACGTCAATTGCTGCTAAAGGTATTTTCATTGCTTGTCGATTCGTTCTTGTGCTGCTTTGTCAGAGTAACCGTCTTGGTATCGCTTGGATAACTTTGCAATGTTATGTGCAAGAATTTCATCGCGACTCAAACCGAGTATCTGACGTAAACCTTCGGCATAGAAATCAAGATCACCTAGTTCTTCGATGATATTTTCTACATCAAGAGGTTTGTTGTAGATTGTGTGTTTTTTAATTGCATCAAGAAGTTCTCCCGCTTCTCCTACGATACCCATAACCATATGGATTAAATCGGCTTTGCTAGGAGTCATGTCCAAAAGAATTAGTTCTGGTTTCTTCTTTAGGTTACGAACCAATTCGCTATGCTGCACGCTCATTTTCTTACTTTCTGGGGGGAGGGATAGGATACTTGTAGTTAATGCGGTTGATAATGAGTTTTACTACTGTTATACTGACTCCGAATTGTTGAGATAATGCTTTGTATGAAGTCTTGGTAGTTGCATAGATATGACGCATTTCTTCAGCTTGTTCGAAGGTCAGCTTGCGATGTGACCAGTTCCAAGAGTTGTTCATGCATTCTTCCATTCAGTAGGGTTGATTTCGAAGTGTTCTTCTTCAGTGTCTTTGCACCAAAGATAACGAGTTGGTTTCAGTGTCTTTGGATCAGTGATTGCTCGAAGAATAAAGACACGATTGGTTGGTATGTGGATGAATTTGGTTCCGAGTTTTAGCTGTTGTCTATCTTTAGTTGCTTGTAAAGACTTGAAGGTAGTTAATAGTTCGTCAACGGTGCATGTTTCTGCAGGTTGTTTTATATGTCGGGATTTGGTTGCTTTTCTGGCATTAGTGCGTGGCAATTTTCAAGCCTTTCTAATTCGAGTTGAGTTACACAAAACCAAGCTACTTTAGCTAAGTGAGCTTCTGATCGATCACCTTCTTTCCATTTAATAAGATGAAGCATTGCATGTTCAAGACGTTCTTCTTGATACTGAGGGTCTTTGACACCTTTCTTCCAATTGTCTCTACCATAACGTAAACCTTCAATGAAGATTTTACCAATAGCAAGAATTGAATACCAAGGTATAAGTATAAGACCTGTACCTACAATGTCTGATTTGGCTCGTTCAGCAGTAGTTGGTACTTCTGCTTTGCCCGCATTGATTGCCTGAATGCGTTTGGCTTGTTCAATAACTTCATCTGGAAGCGTCGGCGGAGTTGGTGTTTCATATTCACTGACTAGATCAAGACCGCAAACTTCACCTTCATCGAGTATGTCGAATTCACCGTTCTTTGTATATGTTTCACCGGAAGTTGGATCAATAAATGGGAAGTCTCTGTTCGTGTGTTTACCCAATGGTCCTGTTACTTCTCCGTCACGACGTACATAGCGTTTACCGTATTCAAGTTTCATAAGAGGCTTTCTAAAAAGAGGGATTGGTTGTTAGAGGACCAGGTAGGATTCGAACCTACTTGGCGACACACTGAAATAATTAGGTTCAGATATAAAACGTAATTATCAGGAGTTGCGTTTCCCACACGCCGCTGATCCGTTTTGTGGGCTTTGACGTATCCCACATAAAAGGCGCCCTTATGTTCGGCCCTTACGCTCTCCCTCAACTGTTTACAACGGGGAGAAGTGTTGTACCCCTAATTTGCATCAGGTAGGCTCTAGTCTTCCCACCCACCCAACCGACTAGAGGTCATCATCGTCGTCTACGTCTTCGTCATCGAGGATAAGGCATCACCACCCTTCAAGAATCACTAGAGGAAGTCAAGAAACAGGTTGTCGACTCAGGACTGGTACTCATCGAATGGTCAATCAACTAGATGACACAACCCATTTGGTTCAAATTGCCGAGTTACCGTTATCGGCTACCTGTTTAAGGAACTACAAATAAGTAGTATACGTTCCACCAATAGTATACTAGTATTGCTCTTTGCCCATACGAGTCAGACGGGCCGTGTTAAAACAAACTTATTCATGCGTACAGTATTTGTATGTATCCGTTACGCCTTTACGACGTTGGACACTGGGACTGGCATGACTTGTCCGTTGGCAAACTTGACGTTTACCATGTCGTTTGGAAGTCCGACTTCGACAACGGTACAAGGATTGCCTGCAACTGTTACCTGATCGTTGACAGTCAAGGTTACCGCTGGTTTGGTTGTTTCCAAATCAGCAAGAGTAGGCAGCTTTGCTCCACCTGCACCACGTGCTTTGAATTCACGTTCAGTAGCAGGATTCTGCCAGTGAGGTACGACTTCGTAGTTGAAGGTACGTGTCTCACCAAATGCCCACTTGGCGATTTCCTGCAACGGCTTACCACGAAGCTCCTTCGGCATACCCATGTCTTCCAAAGTGTCATACAAGCGTTGGTACTTGTTGGCGACAGTTTGGGTTCCAGAAGCATGTAGGGTGAAGTATAAGGACACCTTCTGTCCCACATAGTTCTCAGGACTGTCGATCAAGCACGAAATGGTAATCATAGGATGACCACCTGTCTGTTGCTTGGTCTTCGGATCAGTCTTGATCTTCGACTTTCCGGCTTCCATACCAAGAATTGAAGCCTTTCCTACAGTTCCTACTGGCATGGGAATTCCCATAACCATCTTTTCCGCTTGGCCAGCTTCTGCTGCTGCATTTGCTGTTTCGGCTTCATAAACAGCAAAATCGTCGGATACCTTGAACTTTTCCATCTTAAACACCTTTTCTAGTCAAGTGATTGAAAGCAACTAATATAGACTAGAAATATATCAGTTACGAAATTGGTCGAATTAAACCAGGTTCTTTCGAATTGGTTCTGGGAGTGCGTTGTAAAAGTTGGTGTAACCTTCAATGGCTGACTTACCCATTGGAATTACTGGGGGAAGGTGTAGGGTGTTCTTGGCTATGTGATAGCCAGAGAATGAAGTGTACATCAAACGAGTAGGAGCACCAGTTGATTTGCCTTCCAAGACTTTGGTATCTTGTCCGTATCCAGCTGACTGTGTAACAATGTCGATGTTACGTTTACCAGACATAAATAGGATTGCTTGTGCCCATTTACGAAGTGGTCCGGTGATACCTTCATCACCAAATAGGGTTTGTACTTGAACATCAGCACCACCAGTATCAGGATCAACATCATTCTTGCGGTGAGCACAAAAGACGATGTTAAGACCTTGAGCACGTTTGAATTCAATAATGTCAAGGAACATCGACATTTCACGTGGACAGTCTTGACGTAATCCATTGTAGAATGACTTGAAGGCTTTGAAATTGCCGTCATAACAAGTCTGTACTACATAAGGAATGAGGTACTCTTGTAGACCACTGATGGAGTCAATTACAAGAGTTTTAGCTTGACAGGCTTTGACTGCAACTAATACGTCTTCCCAATTAGCACAATTGAGTCTAGTACAACCTGCTGGTACTTCACCTACCATTTCTAAGTTGTCGAAGCCCGGTTCTTTGATTGGTAAGATGTGAAGTGGTTTTGGAAATTGAAGTGAGAAGGAAGTCTTCCCAATCCCTTCAATTCCAAAAAGAATGATTCCGAGTCCTCTAGGCATTCAAGCGTCTCCGTTGATACAAGTGGTAGTCTAAGTGGGTTGGTAATGCTTCTTGCAGTATTTCTGCAAATGGTACTTCGTTGCGATGGTCAATAGACGTTATGATTTCGGTTTCCGCTGCTTTAAGACCATCACCAGAATATTCAAAACGCACAATGGTTGTAAGCGTAATGCAGCGTATGTCTCCATCATCTGGTTCCCATTCTTTCATTTTGTTTCCTTAATTAAAGACCAATAGCATCTGCAATTAGTTGTCGATCTGTCATAGATTCGAGTCGTTCAATTCGTTTACGTCGAATTTGCTCTGCAAATAAAGCATTAAGAGTTTCCATAGAAACTCTCATTTCGCCAGCGTCGTGAACATCATGTCGGACAATTATTACATCACCATTGAAGTCACCGTTGAAATGGAACCTTGTGAACTCGTTACCATCAATTGTATGCATTATTTGGTTTCCAATTCCGAAAAGAAGGATTTTACTGGGACTAGGGAATCGTAGTCGGCTTTGCCAATAAGTACAGCATGGTAAGAACATTCGTACTTAAAGGTGTGAGCAGGGTTGAAGGTGCGTATTGGTGCTCGGTAGAAAACCGAGTTGTACCAACAAGTTTCATTTGGATCAAAATCAGGAGAAGTTACAACGTGCCACCAATCAATCATTTGATAGATGATTGGTACAATTGTTTGTTCAACGTAGCGTAGATTTTCTTCCTTTGATTGAAAGAATGGAACTTGATTGAGCCACTTGCCGTAGCATGTTCGAATTGGGAATCCATTCATCACATCCTTATGAGTATTGAATATCCGATCCGTCCATTCCGCCGCCGTCTCTCCTGCTCTCTGGGGGGGAGTGCGAGGCTGATCCTCAGGCATAAGTATTAGATCATATATCCAGTTCTCGATTGAATCAAACATGAAGGCATATAGGTTCATCTGCATGTCTTCACCTAGTTCCTTCTTGGTTGTTTCTGCGTCAGATGCGTTCTTACCTTTTGCTTTATGATCTCCAAGCATACGTAGGGGAAGTGTTAAGTCAGCAGTAACAATGTCTGCTTTGCCTTTAATACGAACAGATTCGACGTGAGGATAAATGTAAGCTGATCGTTCAGAAAGGGTGAGTGGAGCAGGTGCTGATCGAAATGCTGAGCTATCAAGTAAAGGGGAGGCGTTTGAGGAAGAAGCGGAGTGAGCAAGAGTGTGGGTAAATAGGGCATGACGGATGGCGTGCATTGAAGCGAATCGGTATGATAGGAATTCTCTCATACTGTCGATGTGTACTTCAGTGTTTAGCTTGCCCCAAGGTTCAAAGACAGGTATTGCTTTCTCTTGGTAGAGTTTAAGCATTGCTTCAGTAGTGAACTTGAACGTGTTAGGAGCACGAGGATAGTTCTTGATTCGATACTCATCCATTTGTTTGAGTGAGTATTCAAGAGTATCCCCCTGTACTAAGTGTTCGAGTCCTTTGTGAAGTGTATCACCCCATGCAAGATTAGGACTGGGTGGTTTTGGGTCTTCCAATCCACAATAAGCATAGAGGTAGAATTGAAAAGGACAACGAATGAATCTTTGCATAATGGATTGAGTAATTCCATCAACGAAGGGCCCTTTCCAAGCGGGTTTTTCAGGACGTGGGATCATTTAATATGTCCATATTTAAGTTTGAATCTTTCATCTAAATATCCAATCCACCATTGAGTTCGAAGCGGCTCTCCGATATCATAAGGACAGGATTGTTTGGAATGATATGCAAGCTGTCCTTGTTTGTAGGCCTGTGCTTCAATTGTTGTGAGTCTATTCATTCGGTTGTTCCAGTGTCTGGAGCGTCAAGTTTTGAGTAGGCGTAGTTAGTGTATTTCGGATTGATAACACCATGTTTTTGGGTGTAGTCGATTGATTCGTCGGATAGGTGTACTAATGGGTCTTTGTTTTGGAGTTGTTGTTTTATTCGATACTGCAGATCGACGGCTCGTGCTAGGGCGAATCCTTGTGACGATCCCGTTGCTCCTTGGTTAGGTACAAGACCGTAACAGCCTGACATTCCCGTTCCGTCTTGGTTGGGTAGCAGTTTGTCGTCTTCGATGACTGCTTTGAGGGCTGCTTGGTGCTTGGCTGCTGTTTCACGTGCTCGTTTGCGTGCTAGTGCTGTTTTGCGGGCAATTACACGTTCTTGAGCTTTTTGGTAGGAGCCTTTGGAGTCGTCAGATTGTTTCTTAGCTTTCAGGTTGGTCATGAATGTACGTAGAATGGTTTTTCTGTCTTTAAGGACTTTACCCATAATTGGATCTTCCTTCCTTCTTCTCTGATTGGTTTAAGTTTGTAATTGAGTCGAGCTATGTAAGCAGGATGGTATAGTTGCAAAGTAGGTAACGTAGTCTTGATGAATTGTTTGTTGTATTCATCAGCGACTTCACCCAATAGGATTACTCCGTCGAATTTGTATGCTTGGAGGAGTTCTTGTGTATGTGACAAGCACAAGAATTGTTCTGAGGTTTCGGGTTTACGGTTAGTGAGACGATTGCTGATAGGGTCATTAGCAGTAGGGCGACAACAAACAGTGTTGGTGATTGTTGCCAGAAATCTTGTGCGTGAGTAATCAAGTACAGTACGTAAGATGTGACCAGCAACGCCGTAAAATGGTACACCGTGAAAGTCTTCTGATTCACCTGGAGCTTCTCCGATCATTAAGATGTGTGGAGGTAGTTTGAGAAGGTTGAGAGAGTAAGGAATGAATGGTTGAGGGTATGGAGGATTTTCAAGGTACCGCCAGGCCAGCCGCTCATTTCCTGGGGAGAGAGGGAGTACCGGATGGATGTGTGGATGTATACCGGGTTGTGGCTTGAAGGGTTCTGTGTTGATTATCCACTGTCCTCTGACAACGACGTTGTTTCTTGTAGCGTGGAGTCTGCATTTGGTACAGTTTGACCAATCGGTACTGGGTGTATTTCTACAATTGTTTTCCATATTGCTTGATACTGATAGGTGGTACCGTCTTTCTCAAAGGATAGTCCGGAGAGGATGGTGGATAATGCACAGGGCGTAATACGTAAATCGCCAGTTAAGTAGCGAGATAGTAATGCCTTATTCATTCCAATTACGTTTGAGAAAGAGGCGTGACTGAGTTTTGTACACTTGTAGATGAGAGCTTTGAGAAAGTCACCTTGCTTTAAGTCAAGATGAACAGCTTCCTCTGTTGAAATTATACGCAGCTTGTCCATTATAATCCTAGCATGGTTTTTACCAGATTGATTGTTTGATGATGATTCTCAAGTTTTAAGTCCTTTGCCATGAGATAGATGATTTTCCAATTCAACAGTAATGCTTGGTTGTGTTTAGCATAGTCATTAGTCATACCGACTAATGAGTTATGTCCTGGTCCAAACCCTTGAATCTCTACAGCAACCTTTTGGAGAGGCCAACAGAAATCGAAACGCCAATTACGTGTTGGGTGAAAGATATGCTGTAGAGTAGGGGTAGGTAGACGATAGTTGAAAGTCATACGAAGAAATTCTGCTTCTAAGTCTGACTCAGTTGCTGGTTGGGTTTTGGGCAGCCGGGCCCGTTTTTTCATATTAGATCCTCTAAGTCGAGCCGAATAGTCCGTAGTCTAGCTATTTTGCGTTTCAACTCCTTTATTAAATCATCGCTAGCATCTGGATCACAACCAGGTCCGTGTTCTTTTGACTTGAGTCTGCTTGTTAGCTTGATGATTTCTTCTGTGATTAGTTTAATTATTTCATTCATGATTGGTTTTCCTTAGTGATCTCTTATATGTTGGTCAGCAAAGTCTTCATCACGCAGTGCATCAGCATAGCCTTCGAAGTAGGCTGTTGCTTTTCCAAATTGAAGGCCAGTTACGAAGCCTACAGTAAGGATCAGGAAGCAGCAAAAGATGATGATGATTGTGGTCATGCTATTTCCTTTGCGGTTGCATTACGTGGGACACCTTTGTCGGTTAAGCCGTAGTATTCAACTAAGGCTGCTTTTCCGATGTACAAGTGGGGATAGATGAGTAGCTTTTTGCGTTCTTCATGGTTGGTATTGAGACTGGCACGGAAAGCTTGTCCATTATAATCGCAGACAAGTACTCCCTCAGTCTTCTTTGTTCTTCCAGGTTCGGTGCTAATGATCTTACACCAATCGAGGTCGGATTCTTTGTATTTAAGAAGTCCGTAAGAACGGGTGTCGATTTCATAACAAGAATCCAGGTTGCGGATGATCGTGCCTTCATAACCAGCAGCAACAAACTTAGCTTGGTAATTCAGTAGTTCTGATGACTTACCAATATAAGTCTGTACTGGCATGATTGGGAATGGGATTGGTTGATGGTTGAGAATGTATGGGTCTTTCTCATAAGCATCTTGTAGTTCCAAAACGATTTCAGCAAGTAGAGTACGACGTGATGAATACTTGACGTTTTCATCGACTAGATCGTATACATGGTATTCCATAAGAACAGAGTCATACGTCAATGTTTGTGCTCTCGACTTCATAATCTGTTGGAATCGCTTGTTGTCGCTGTACAGCTCCCCATCCAATACAATCTCTGGGGGAAGGGCGGCTAGGGCTTTCTTGATTTGTGGGAAGACAGGCAGAGGACTATTGGTTCTGGTCCGCATCCTGTCAAAGGAGCCCAAACATCTGTATCCGTCCAGTTTGGGTTGGTAAGCAACCTTATCAGGAATCTTTGACATGTGTTCCTGTGCACGGTTGGCAAGCATCGGTAGAAGGGGTTTGGTGATGGGGATATGGGTAGTGTATCCGCGTCTGTCTTTCTGTTTAGCGATTCGACGGTCAGCTTGGACGACTGCGTCATCAATGGAGTCACAGGTAATGGTTTCAAATGTCTTTGATGCGTTGGTTTCTCCATGACGGATGATTACCTTGTTTAATTCAGTCCAGATACACCATTCACGAATCTTGTTGCGTGAATCCATCTTGTACAGAAGCGTTTGAGGAGTAGAAGTCGTAGTAAACGAAGGTGTTGTAGACATGGTTTTCCTTAGGAGTTGAGAAATGGGTTAGGAGAAGCGGAGTAGTTTCATTTGCGACGGTCTCTGAATCTTTCAAACGGATCTTTTTCGTATCTACATTCGATTAGCTGTAGGAAAGGATAAGCTATGTTTAAGCCTATTATGAATCCCATGAAACAGGTATTGGCACCAATGAGAAATCCCAAAATGTCAAGCGTTTTCATGGGTTTGCACCTACTTGTTCTTGTTGATCAGTTGAGAGGAGTTCGTAGCGGATGATTGGTATGTCGATTGGTGCTTCTATTCCAACTGAAATACGATCACCTTGGATTCGGAGTAGAGTGAGGACGACATTGTTCCCAATGACAATCTTTTCACTTTCCTTGCGTGTTAGACAGAGCATGGGTTTATCCTGCTGATACGTAGATTTTTTGGTGCTTGGAACGGGTTTCAGATACAAATTCCAAGTTGATTTCTTGTTCAACTTGTTCTTGGTTGTCTGGTTGTAATTGGACTGGAGGGTAGAGAATGTATACTCGTTCTGCTTCTAATCCTTTTGATTTATGAATGGTTGATAGAGCAACAGAACCAGGAGCGTCTTTGGTGAGTGAGTAGAGGTTGTTGAGCAATTGAGGGATTGTTCTGCAACCTTCTGATAGTTCGATGATGCAGTCTGATCGTTCCTTAACAAAAGAGCCTGCTTGAAAGCCTAATTTGGAAGCATTGTCCGAGTCTGCTGTTGCAATTGACAGTAATTGGGACAGTGTGGTTGCTCTAGTTTGTTTGATGTAGTCTGTTAGGACCACTTCAAGAGAACGATCATTTGTACGTTGTAGCAGATGACAGGCAACACCCTGTTTCATCAATTTAATACCTACTCGAAGCAAAATATTGTTTAATCGAGCAATTAGGAGGTTTTCCTTTGGATTTCCAACATTTTCAGTGATATATGCACCTAAATCATTGATTTGGAGTGAAATATCAGGGATAGGTTGTGTTTTCTTTGCAACAATACGTGCTGGACGTATTGTGTTTGCATGTTCAACATGATTAGGTGGGCATCTAAAACATGTTTTTAAGGGTAAAGCAGGAGGACAAAGAGAGGAAAGCCGATCAAATGCTCGATAATCTGCACCAGCGAATCCGTTGATTGCTTGGTAGGGATCACCACAAAAGATCAAATGTTCGCATGATTTAAGCATTAAAAGCAATTTGAGGGGACTTAAATCCTGACATTCGTCTACATATCCGACAGTATAGGTAGGAGATTGGATAGATTGGACTGCTAACCAGTATTGATCTATCCATTCTACTGATCCGTCTACTATCATCATCCGTTCCATCAGCTGCCGCATCGCCCCTGTATCTTCTGGGGGAGGAGCCTCGATGCCATACTTAGCTTGTACAAAGTCGAAGCTGGCTTCTGATGGGGTTAGTAGTTCTTCCTTTAGGTGTTTGACGTATCGTAGTGCTGTATAGTACACACGACGCCGTTTCCATTCCATATCCTCTAGACGTTCACCAAGGACTGCTTCTAGTAGTTTCTCTCCACGTTTGTGATCTAGCTTTTGGAAGCGATGTCTACGTTGAAGAAGGGATGCTCCTAGTCCATTGTAGGTGAAGCATTTAGTATCAGAAGGGATTTTGGAAATCAAGTCTTGTTTACCAGCATCAGTCATACAAGCAAAAACGGCTTGAGCAGCGTGTATCTTTGGTATACGCTGCCTAATGGTTTCCATAATTATGTATTGTTCAGGAGTTGGTTGGTAACCAGGTAGTTGACCTGACAATACATAATTGTGGGAATGGATGAGGGTGGTTGTCTTACCAGAACCAGGGCCGGCTTCAATTAGGGTTCTAGTTGTCATTAATGGCTTTCATTACGTTGTCGCGGAATTGAAGCAGGTGGGTGATTGTGTCTCTGTCAGTTGAGCAGTAAGCAAGTCGAGTTTGAAGAGTGGAATGAAGAAGTCGGATTTGAGCAGGTAGCGTACTTTTGGTAAACAATTCAGCTCGTGCATCCTCAATGACTTTTTGTTGTAGCTCTCTAGGAATAGGCATTCCATGATCTTCTAGAAACTTGATTAAATACTCTTGAGGAATACGGCGATCTTGTGAACCTGGTATTACATAGCCTTTTAAACGTCCTGAGTCGAACCACTTACCAACTGTTCTAGGGGCTACATGAAGAAGTTTAGCTGCCTGTCCTGTTGTATACACTTGCATCTTCGATTTCCTTAAAGAATTGTGAGGGTGTTAGATTGAGTGCCGTAATCAGTTTGAGCAAGGTTTCTAAGTTGGGTGCATTGAGTTTTGTTTCAATGTATCCAACTGTGGTGTAATGTATCCCTGCTCGTTTTGCCAATTCCCTTTGTGAGTAGCCGGAAGCGTATCGTTGGTGTATGAGTTCATTGACTACTTGGTCAGGGGTCATTAGAGAACTTTCGGGACAAAGTAGATGGTTTGGGAAGTAACAGGAGTCAAGTCGATTGCGTCCTTTCTGATTACTGGGAAGACGCCTCCGTTTTTAATCCATTCGTTGAGGGCGTCTAAGGCTTCCAAGGTTTGAAGTCGTTCTCCATCATGGATTGCTTCGAGTAGGTTTCGTAGTGCTTCTTGTGGGTCCATAATGGGTAAATTGTAGAACCTTTCGTCATCGTGTGAGAGGAAAATGTCAGTTTGTTTGTTGTACCAAGATTTTTCAATGGTGTCGTATACGTAAACGTCAGAGAATGGATGTGATTTGGGAAGGTGAATATCCGTTCTGTCTGAGAGGATAAATGCTTTGGGTTTATTCATGGTAGTTTCACCCAGAACAATTGGCCGTGGCTGATGTAGTAGGAATAGATGGTGCCAGTCTTTTTGAGCTGTGCCCGCTTCCATGCCCACTGATTTCCTGGGAGGGAGAGAGGGTGGGCTAGGTTGGCTGTTGGTGGGATGGAGTTGAGAGTGAGTCTTGCTTGCTTAGTACGTTGTTGTTCTTCTTTTCTTGCCATCTTTATTTCCTTATCAATTTGTGAGAGTAATTTGTAAGATTCAGGAGAGATTTCGTTGGCATAGCCGTCTATTGTTGGATCATCATGAATTAGGTAGGTTGAAACTATGCGTACCACAATTAGGTTTCCTTACTTTATTAGTTTGTTGGTTACATCCCCATGAAAGTGATTAGGATTTCTTCTGCACCGTAACAAGTTGGGTTTTCACAGACAGGACATTCATATTCATGGGCATCTGGTTCACATGAGTCGTGAGTCCAGTCACCACAATGAGTACACCAACCGGAGTAGTCGTCGTCTTGGATGTGGGCTTCTAAATCTTCGAATTGAGGGAGCTTTGGTTTGGGCATGACTGGGTTTCCTTAATAGACAAAAGGGAAATGGGTTATACAGCGGGATTGATTTCAAATTCACCATCAATAGTTGGGAGCACTTTAGTAAGTTCTAGCAAGTCAGGGTTGAGCTTTTGACAAGTTAGGATAACTGCACTAAATGCTTGTCGTGCTTCAGTAGGGTCAGCAGCACCATTTACTACAACTGTCCATTTGCAGGATTCTTCACAGTAGTTGAAGATTACTTGAATAGGCATGACTGGGTTTTCCTTAGTTGATGAATTGGATTTCAAACCCGTGTGGCAGCAGCATTGCGGCAAGCCGCCTTTCACTTTCTGGGGAGTGAGGGAGCTGCATGATATCACAAGCTAGATCGGTTTGGACTGATTTGCTACGTATTAGACGAGTGAATGGTGGTACAGCAAGATTGAGGTCGGATGCTAGTATGGGTTTCTTTACTTTGTCTGATTCGACTGCATGACCTAGGCCTTGAAGAATTTGACCAAGATAGTCGATGCGTTGAGTGGCTTGTCCGTTTACTTCTACCCAAGTGGAGAGGCAAGCAGGTCTAATTGGTAGGACTGATCGTTTAATGACAATGGTTTTCATGGTTTTCCTTAATGAGTTGTGAGAGAAATTAAGTAGCCCATTCATTTATTAAATAGGCTACTTTTATTTGTGGGCTGTTTTTGGTCACATGATAAAATTCCTTTACTTGCTAGTTGGGTTGTCTCATTTTGAGACGAGGCGGCCGTTGATAGCCATTGTCAACGATCGGATTTTGGGCGTACTCCTATTATACACTGTATCGACTAGTTGTCAATAGCAAATTTAGATTATTTTTAAAATAATTGACTGTCATTTTGGCAGCCAGTATGTTGGAAAAATACCCCTATTTTTATTTTTAGGAAAATACTCTTATTTTTATTTTTAGGAAAGTGAAAAACAGCCAACCTAGCCCACCCTCTCTCCCTCCCAGGAAATCAGTGGGCATGGAAGCGGGCACAGCTCAAAAAGACTGGCACCATCTATTCCTACTACATCAGCCACGG